AGTCGGACCCTTTCCGTAAGGTTGAACCCAATATAGGAACAGCATTTCCGGCGACCAATGCATCAAAAACTCCTTCTACTAATACTAAATCTGAATTCCAGTCAATAAATAGCTCATTAAATACTATATCCTTGGACGCTCTTGGGTTTTTATACTTATATGAGTCACCAGTATAGGATCTAGCGATAAAGTAGCTACAATCGCCATCTTCGTCAAAAGATGGCACAATGATTCTATTGCGATATTCACCCTCAAAGCAAAAGCCGATCTTCCATTTAAGAATATCGGCTTTTGTTACGCCTCTAGAGTGCAAATATTTAATTGCGTTTACTCCGGTTGCTGGGATTCGTTCGCTTGTGAGGCTTCTGAATTCATTTGGTAATGATATTTTAACCTTGCTCTCGCAGAGGCGCTTCTCCACAAAGAGATCATCAAACCTCTGAAGACTTCCTTTGTCTGATATTTCGTCCCAGCGAGTGAGTTGTGTATAGGTACCAAAACGCCTAATAAGGCGCCTAATATTGCGACCCCTATAATCACAAACCCAACATTTATAAGCGTCCTTATCCAAGTTAACAGAGAACTTACGCTTGTGATGATTGCACGAAGGGCATGTAAAAAGTAGTTCTTCACCTTTATCATAGTAAGCACCAAGAGTTTCATGTAAAATCCTTTTCGCTTCTTTTTTATCCATGCTTCCTCAGAAACATTATAAGCGATCTATCAACCAGTGTCAACTAATTTTAAATTATTAATCTTGCTCGATCGATTCTGGCTCATCAACAGAAACTAACTCAAGTTCAAACTGCAGATCTTCACCAGCCAATGGATGATTCAAATCCAAAGTAACTGTATCTTCTGCTAATCCCTTGATTTTAGCCAAGAAGGGACCGTTTGGTCCATTGCCTTGAACCATTCCACCAATCTCAAAATTATCAATTCCACTAAACTTTTCTCTTGGCACAACTGTTTCAGCTTCCTCAAAACGCGGACCGTAAGCATCATTAGCTGCAAGATTAATAGTTTTCTTCTGTCCTACTTGCATGCCCACTACAGCATCATTGAATCCTGGAAGCATCCTTCCTGAACCAATTTGAAAGCTAAGTGGCTGTCCTCTTTTGTGTGAGTTATCAAATTCCGTTCCGTCACTCAGTTTTCCGATGAAGTGAACATTAACTGTATTACCGTTTTTTGCTATCATTTTTTCTCCTTCTTGTAAATGAAAATGCTTGTATATAGTAACATCCTTAATTAAGGATGTCAAGTTTTTCGTTAATTATTTTTGAACCTGCGTACGCAACTACTATTGCATCTGCGCGATCGTAAGATTCAGGTTTTGGGTTTCCTTTCTTGGTGTACTCTATTTTAAATGCCGGCTCCGATTTGAGTACATGTTCTAGAACAACCTGTTTGGCTTTTTGTCCTCTTGGTACTTTTATTCCACAATGTTTTCTTGCGGAAGTCGCACCCACATATTCTGGGCGAATTTCGAAAATTTCAAAAAGCAACCATGAGACTATACCATTAAACTTTTGAAGAGCTGCCATTGTTTTTGCGGAAGAGCCGCCAGAATTAAAAAAAGTAAACGGCTGCTCAATATAAATGTGCTCAATAGGATACTCGGAAGCACCATACCCTACAGCAACATCATCATTGTTACACTGATACATTTCATACAAATCTAAAATTTTTTCTTTTATGGCTATCGTCTTATCAAAAACATTTTTATGTTTTCTCAAATCAATTGAGTCATAAAAAACTAACTGCTCTTCTGCAACTATCGCAAACCCAGTAATACTAGTTGATACATCTACGCCTAAAATCATGTTACTATTGTACTATAAGTCCAGTTTAATTTTAAAAGTTAAATCCTGATCTTCTTCTTTGAGAACAGGATCTGCCAATGTTGCAACACCAATTAGATTTTTCTGCTCATCATATATGCCCACCTTATTTATGTATACCTGCCTTTTAAAAGACTCATTGTGTCCCAAATAACTTGATGAAACGGTGTTTTTAATTCTTCTGTTTGGGTTTTCTTCATAGATATTGGAAGATGTAAATGATGTTATTCTTTGATTATATTCTAAAAACGTCGGATTATTTGAATAATTAACTTCGCCGCGGGGTGCATGAGCGTACATAGTCATAACTTCTGTGGTGTTTTCTCCCTCAAAGTCCAAACTGAAAGATGCGCTGATGGCGCTTTTACCCGCGGAAAGATCCCATTCTTCTCCATCGCGAGCACCAAAACCCCAATATTTCCATCGAGGAAAATAGTTGCCTTTGTTGTGTAATTTAATAGTTCTTCCAGAAAGTGGCCATGAGCCGGTTAATATAATAAATCCTTCGTTATATAAAACAACACCAGCAACAGAGCCTATGTTATCGCTACTATATGTACTAGTAGAATTATCCCACGTACTCCCCACAGTTTGTATTAATTCGCCATTTTCTTTACTGTCTTTTAGCTCTCCAATCACAGAACCAGTTAAATACCACCTCAAACATACAGTGCCCGGTTTTATTCTATTTCCGTAAAATATGGATGGTATATAAATAAGATTTAAATTTTGATTGTCCTTATCCCATCCATCGGTGTATGAAGGGGGTGTACCGTGTTTTACAGCGTAATGAGGGCTAATGGTTGTATAGTGATTTAAAACATTCCTAATAGACCAATATGCCATCACATGATCGCAATGATCTCTTCTTCTTTCACCGCAGGATTGCGATGGATTTATGATATATCTTCTTTTTATACTAGCAAACTGAGGGTAACTTCCTGTGAAAACATCTCCATAGCCATCGGCTGCATACTCTTCCATAGACATTGGGCCCGAAGAAGATATAAAAAACATTGCTCGGCTTCCATCTTTCACTAAAAATGGATAAATTAAATCACTTGTTCCAGCAACACGATCAATATTATATTCATAAAGATTGACATACCCCGGCTCTGTCATGTATACATTGTTTAGTCCAGTTCTTATTTCTCCCGGGTGAGACGTGCGATTGTTATAAAAAATGGTGCCACTATAGATGTAAAAATTACTACGAGGATTGGTTGTCATCGTATTTATTAAAACATCATTTTTACCGAACTTACGGTAAGACATCTTAGTAGTCCAATCTTACTCTGATTGTCAAATCAGTATCTACAGTCTTCTTAAGCGGCTCAGAGAGTTTCGCAACAGCTAAAAGCTCATTAGCTGCATTGTAGAGCCCCACGGTAGTGATATACGATACGGGGTTGTCAGAAGCAATATTCTTGACACGAATTTTACTTCCCGTTGTATATGTTGGATTTGAACTATAATTAAACTTATTAGCCGGCGCCCTGCAGAAATAAATCGTTGAGTTAATTTCTGTTGTATTGTTGAATGATATGTTCTGGATTCTATGTCTTAGGGCATCTAGTGAACCTGTAATCGATGCCGAAACCAAAGATTCGTTGACTGTTCGATTTACTCCATTAGCCTGATTGAACTGTGCGACTCCAGCAAATACTGAAGATGTTATGACTGCTATTCCAGATTGATAAAATATCACTCCATGTCCAAGTTCGCCAATATTTGCGGTAGAACTAGTGTGTAGAATAGCGTAGTCGCCGCCGGCGGCGTTGGCTACTCCAGTTCCATCAACTCTTGCAACATAGTCACCCAGAGTCAAAGTACCTTGGTTTGGGTTCGCCCATGCTGCAGTGCTCAATGATAATCTAAAGGATCCTTTTTTAATCTCGTCTTTTGTTAGAAGTCTGGAAAAATTAATAAAGAAAACTTCTTTCATTGATCCAGTCATGTCTAGGGATAAATCACTCTCAAACATTCTAACGTCATTTTTTGAGCCAGTATATCCCAATAGGACTTGTGCAAACTGGTTATACATATTTATCTTTTTCGAAGTTTGAGTAACATTCGCCGATCCCGAAAGCACAGAGCTTTCATCAAATCCTAGCGACAAATCAAAAATATGGTTTGCCGAAGAACTTAGATAAGGGTAATCGTATACGCTTTGGAACATTCCATGCACGTAATTTTTAATATTGTTATCACTGTATGTACCACTTACAATGGAACCGGTGATGGGGATAACCTCATGAAGAAACGTCCTTGTAGACGTAATATCTGTAGCTGGATTAATCGCTTCAAAACTTTTTACTGGCATTTATTTAACTCCGTTATTCTTTTTGTATAATTCTGATTGGTAATTGATCTTGTGTTCCAGTTGATCCAAGAATCGTAACCATTGTATCAATGTATTTATATGTTCCCGCTGCTCCGGAAATGGTTTGTCCTGTTTTCCCATGTTTGGAAAAATCAGAAGTGGAGATATCCAAAGCAGTAAAATTAATAAATGTAACCGCCGAACGCGGGCCTGCAATTACCGATATGCTCGTATCTGATGTATTGTTCCCAGCGCTATATGTCACATTATTCTGCAGTGCTCTTATCTGAGATATTCCGAAATTTTCTCCAAGTTGGTTATTGACATTAGTTATCGTATTCGATATTAGCGTAGTTCGAATATTTGCGGCTCCGAAATTACCTTGATTATTGAATGTCGCCTGCCCACTTGGGCCGAGAACTGCAGTAAAAAATCTTCTATCTAGTGATATCTGAAAGCCGGTATCCACTAAGCCCTGCCCAACAATAAATGTTTGTCTATTTTCTGGTGTCGCTAGGATGTCCGCATTGTCTATTCCTGTTTCAATACAGATAACCGGCCCATTCATGTCTCCTGATTTCAGTAATTGTCGAGAGCCACCGCCTTGCACGCCGCCGAATGCTGTCATTAGTGCGTCATAGGTTACCTGTCCATCATCGACAGCTAAGTAAAAAACATTATCGCGCATTGCTACCGAATTAGTAATTAAATTATTTCTTTTTATATTTGGTAGATATAATAAATTCGCGTTACGATATGAAAGTAGTCCATAATTTATGTTTGCATTCACGCCGGTACTAGATTGAAATACAGGTGTTTGTAAAATTTCTAAGTCATAATACGCCGATCCTGACGAGTGATTTTTATTGTATAGGCTATAGTCGATTTCATCATCACCAAGCGCAAACTTAGTAATCTTAAAATTTCCTGTAGCCATTCTTTTCCTACCTATTTCGGTAAGTACTGTGTCGAGTATGATGTCTCCGGAATTATCTAAAAAAGCCATTTATTTTCCTCTTTAACTAAATAAATAGTAAATTTCATACAAAGAGTTTACTATATTATTGATTTATTTTAAAATTTATGTACCTGCGTATCTTACTATTCGTATAGGAATTTGAATTCTAGCATTTGAAGACAACCCTATAACATAAATAGTGGTATCAATATAATCGAACTTACTTGTGGGCAATTCACTAAAAAGTATTTTGTCGACAAAGCCATAATCCGAGTATCTAAAGTCTCTAATTCCCAATGAGTTTTCTTTTAATTCTTCACTTATAATTGGATTTAATGCAACAATTCCACCTCTTGGGCCGTTAAGTTGAGAGCCGCCCGATTGAATCGCTTGGGCTGCATCAATGGCGTCCCAGGAACTTTCAAAGTGATCGTAATTATTATGAGAAAACATTTTATTTATAATGCCTTTAATTATATACGTGGCATAGTTTTCAAATTCTGACGATAAAGAAATTGGTGGGGCGGGTTCCGATGTTATGAAATTTATGTCGAACCTCTTCATATCATAAGCATAATTTTTATATTGAGAATTTGGTTTTATTCCGCATATTTTATTAATAAACCTATTATCCGCGTAAACATAATAATCCATATCCAACAAAAATCTTTGGAATATCATTTTTTCTTGATTTAATTTTGTTGGGCGTGTTGCATCTTGACTACCATCTGGATTATCAATTCCAGATTCAATTATAATTTTTACATTTTCTAATTTATCTGTAGTCAAAAATCTAAAATTACCAATTGAGTCTAGTTTTTCAGTAGTTTCACTATTTGCAGATAAGTAATATACCGAATCCCTAAGAGTAGGTGAAAGCTTGGTATTAGGATTTTTTATTAAAATTGGTAGATACTCAATGCTTGCATGCAAGCTTGCTCCCCCCATGGCGCTGATCTCTTCATTCGATAAATACAATATCCCTGATTCATATGAGTCCAGTCCATAAAAAATATTGACATTATCTTTTTTAAAAGCCTCTAACATTAGTGAGTTTACGAGTGCTGGGTTGTAAGCATCGGTGGAGTAACGGTCTGGATCAAAAAGATCGTAATCAATCTCATCGTCGCCAAGTGCAAATTTTGATACTTTAAATTTGCCACGCGACAATAATCTTTTACCTTTTTCAGTTAAAGTTGCAGTTACTACAATTGAATCGCTTCTTTTTATGTATGCCATGTTTTAAATAGTTTCTCTAATATTATTTTTTGTTGTCTAGCTCGAGCTATACCCAGTAGAAGTCAGCCACAGTGGGTACGGCAAATCAGAGTCCGGATCAAGATATGATATTTCTATGTGTTCTTCCGTACTAACAGACTTGTTAATCTCGTACGTAACATTGATATCTATTTTTTTACCTGTCTTTTTTGATGTTAAACGAATTTTAAATTTCTTATCCCACAATCTTTCACCATCAGTGGTGCCCAGCTGAATGTTGTCTAATTGTGTTTGGGCGGGCTGTTTAAAGTCTACTCCGGTTATGTCAAATTGCATCTGTTTAATATTTGGCTCCAGTTGCAACATTTTTTTGATTTGAACAGAAGGCTCTTTAAACGGATCGTTTAAGAAATTAGATGTATCATATGTATCAAAAATAGAATAGATATATCCGCCATCATCCACCAAGGTTGACTCTATAATTGGAGATGGCCAGGAGGGCATACCGGCTTCATTTACAGTCCTGAACACGTAGTAATATTTTTTATTGGCTAAAACTCGATCTGTTGCTACATAATCTTTAACATTATATTTGCTATCGGGGATTCTTAAATCAATTCGACTCACCATATTATTTGCAAAATCGGCGAACGATTCTGGAGTTTTCGATATCCTATACATTTCTATGTACCTTGCTGGTGAGCGAGAATACTCAGATACGAAATCAGAATTATACAAGCTTCGCGATTGCATATATTTTTTTTGAAGTACTTTATCTTCTTGATTAATAATTGGAGGATAAAAATAAGGCTTAAACGGTTCGCCGCGTAAAGAAAATGCTAATCTATTTGTAGTATCCATAAAATGAAATGGCTGAGGAGATAATGCATAAGATGGATTATCAAAAACTCCAATAGTTTTTTCTATCATTGGGATTTCTAAAATTTCCAAACACGGTTGAAAATTAAAATATATATCTGCCGCCTGGGGATATCGAATAATCTCTTGCCCTAATGTCGCAAAAAGATTTTCTTCTGATAAGACTGTTTGTTGGTATGTGATACTGTCAGTATCGCCACCGTACTCTCCTAGCGTGCTGCTAAATGTCTGATCAGCCAACTCTTCGCTATAAGGATTATAAAATTGAACGCAATATGTCTCAATGCCTAGGGCGTTTTCTCTGTCTCCGCGGAGAGTCGCGCGCTCGTCTTCACCAAATCTATCATATCTTGCAATTTGTTTTGTTAATCTTAAGTTATCATATTTGTATTTACTGGTAAGAACGCAAGTGTATGCAAAAACTTTATAGCAATATTGTTTTCCAAATTTTACTTGGGTATCTTTTATATTAATTCTGTTAGGGGCGTTTGACGAATTAAAAATCCAAAATTTCTGTATCGGATCTCCCACTGGATCGCCGGCGTCTGTTGTTTCATATTTATCAATTCGATATGCTAAAACGTGCAAAGGAGTATTAGTATGAATCATGAAAAAATTTTTGGCGAGTTGTTCAAGATAGGTTTTTCGATCAGTCAGACTAATCAGCAGAGGATCTTCGACTCGATCAGGATCAGGATGTAGATAATATTGCTTTTGTCTTAACGCCTCAAAATATGGACTATAATATTGCCCTAAGTAATCCATCGTCTTATCCATAGTTAATAGTAATTTTGTCTGATCTACATATCGATACAAAGTACTATCTGCTACTGTTGTTTGATGAGAAATAGAAGCCGGCCCTAAGTTTGTAAAGTTATCATTAATTGCAATTTCTTGATTATTGTACAAGTACCCAAGCAAATCCAAAAATTCAAAACATTTAAACTTACGATTTTCGATAGTCTTTTCTTCCGGAAGGAAACTCACGTCGGACCACGAGGCGCCATCGGAAGATATCGATTTCACATCGGTTAGTCCGTGTTTGTTGGCGGCACATAATTGTGTTGAATATTCTTTAGTTTTTTGCGGAAAATTAGGAAATTGTCCATCGTCAAGATCTTTAAGTGCTTCTAAAAATTTAGTCGAAAATTTACTTTCTTCGATAACATCTCTTATTAAATTTTTACCTGTGTTGTAATTTGCTTTACCTTCGCTTTGTGCATGAACATTATGTTGCTCGAAGCCGTCTGCGGGTTCATTAGTTTTATGTCGATCAAACCCAATATTTATTCCATAAGGTTTGCTGCTCGCTATAATGTTCTTATGTCGTTCATCGGCGGTCTCCTTGTCGCTGTGATCATCGGATGTCACGCCTGTCGCAAGATCACCGTCACTCTCACCATAATACTCATAATAAAATTGATCAATAAATATATTTTCTAGATGACGGCGAGCATGCTCTCTTGCTGCAGCCACATCTTCCAAATCCCATGTTTTAGGCCAGTTTGTATTAAAGTAGTCATTTTTTCTGTTTGCTGCGGCTCTAGCTGGTGCATCGTCGATATCGCCTACCATTTTTCTTCTGCCAAAGTGCCATATCGCTAAATTTATTTCTTGAAAAGTATAGTTTCTCCACAGTGATCCGCCGGATTCGTTGGCAACAGTTATTCCAGTATCTGAAGAATCAAAATATGTTTCACTAAAATTTCCTTGGTAGCGATCGCGAACAAATAGATAGCTTGGCAGTAGCTTTTCTTCTATGTCTTTTTCCCAATCGATTCTGTTTTGAATATCTCTATCGTAATGTTCATAAAAAGCATTAATTGAATACTTCAATGACGGAATTCCATCATAATATTCTGCATCAAAATGATTCATCATTTCATCTGAATACGGCATATAAAAATCGGATTTAATTATATAAAGCACCTTATTTTCGTCGATGAGGGGCGCGTATTCTTTTCCATCCCAAACTCCTCCCATCCAATATTTGTTCCAATAAAGATCTCCTTTGGAATTATCCCAAGATGCAAAAAACCTTATAGGCACTTTGAAGTTAGGAACGTATGCATTCTGACTAATCATATCTACATTATAAAAATTAGCCTCCCATTCTCCTATCAGTGGCGGTACACCGAATGGCATAATAGTGGAATCAACCATTGCTCGAGGCAAATTATTGTCATATTCTCCGAGAAAATCTCCATATATATGCTCTTGCACATAAGCATCAGAGGTAGGCTTTGTTCTTTCATAATACTGATTATAAACTGCAGAATTGGAATCTGGAAGTCTGTAAGCTGGTTCAGCCTCTTCTGCAATATAGAACTCATCTCCCAGCGCCACTTTTAGACGATCAGGGCCGGTGTTCAACAGTTCTTTACTTACTATTGTTATTTTTTTTCTTTCTAATTTAGTCGCCATTTTATATTCTCAATTAATTTATTAATACGAACCATAAGAGCCGCCAGAAGAATCTCCAGAATCACCCATCATTGAAGAATCAGCTGGCATTGAAGAAGCTTCTGTTGCCGTATAGCCGCCGTATATGTCTCCTACTGGGTTCATCATTTTAATATCTAGAGTTGGAGAAAGCTGCTGGTTTATTTTATTTTCCATATTTCCTGTCCATGCATCCAAAGATATTTGTAAAAGCCATGCTTTGTTTGCAAGAAATCCTTTTGACTTGTCTATAGCACCTAAGTAGGACATTCTATCTCTCATTGTCATGACAGACGCGTCGGCGCTGACTCCGGTAGTAGAGCCCTTGTAGCTGCTATTGGTGGCACCAAATCTATTTATGAGATCTACGATGACACCAGTGGATGTATGTAGATGATACATACCGTATGTTTCCTCTGTTGTGATTGATCCTTCTCCCCAATTTGTTACATCCGTTGTTCCAAAAAGCTCGGCGGTAACTTCAGCGCTTTTGGAGTAGTCATATGATTTTATATATGGAGTATAAGGAACAGTTGAGCGCTTTGGATCAGTATTATCTGTAATCGCATCAATATGATTGCCATGGAGCGTTGAGGTAATTGCCGCATCTGATGTCGAAGTCTCTCTTGTCTCGGAGCTTCTGCCTTCGTATCCACCTCTGTGAACATCTCCGCTGTAGCCGAGCACGCGTTGGCGCGCATGAGTTTGGAAAAAGCTAATATTAAAAAAATCTGGCATTACATTATCCGAGTCAGAAACTCCTGTAAACTTTGTTAAGATTCCGAAGAACTGACGCTGTGATCTAAGGCTAGTCCAGTATGCAGAGCCATATGTATTAGTGTTGATTTCCGACTCCCATCTTAGGGTATCTATCCCAGATGCATCAACAACCCCGTATGCCGCGGCTATTGGCGCTAGCGCATCGGAGGCGAGTAGTACATCTTGCGTGGTTCTTAAAATAGACTCAGAATCCATATAACTATCCACGGTGTCTTGGTAGGTTGCGGTTCCGACAAATCCAGAACCAGCCGAGGCGGATCCGTCTGCCCGGGCTTGATCAATACCTTGAATACCTTGCGAAACATTAGTCAGAAACCCTGCTTCGGCTGCGAAGTAGTCATAAACACCAGCGCCGCCATAGCCATAATAAAACGATGACATTCTTTCCCATTCATTAATTGCTCTACCGATTGTCTGACAATCAGGGCATGGATTAATTAATGAGTAGTTTATATCTTCGAACCCGGCTGAGGCTGCCTGCATGTCAGATTTTGTTGTCGCGGAAGTCACCGAATAAAATCTCATTTTTTGACTCCAAGCGAACCACCAAGCAGAACTTAGGTATCCATTATAATTATCAAGAGGTACTTGGTATGGTATTCGATCAGTTAACATTTTAACTATAAAGGCTTCTCCATTTGTTTCTGTCCAATCTTTCGACGCGTTTGGAAAAAATGCATGTAAATCGTTATTTTCAGTTGCTGTCAATGCTAATCTGCCGATAACTTCATAGCCCTCTTTTGGAGTCTCTGAATCGTGAAATTCGCCACTTTCATAAATGGTGGATGTCATGCCTTGACGACCATAGCCGCCGGCGTAGGAGCCGTCGGTAAAGGAGAGATCAGAAAGTCCTTCGCCTACAATTTCGGAAAAATTGTCAAAATTATCACCAGTTATTGTCTCAACAGCATCTTGTAAAGAGTAGCCCTTATATGCGTATCCATCTGTGTCGTCGGGGTAACTGGTGATCATAAATTGGTTATATGGCCCTGGAAGCATCCAGTTCCACCATTCGTGGCTTCCATCGTGAGATCTCATATACTTCCGACACCTCTACAAATATGTTGTTCTAGAGCGCTTGGGCGTATAATCATTGATTTTTCGTTTTTTGCACTTCTGCCAGTGCCTTGCACTAAAATCTTAGTGTATTTTTCTTTATCTATCATATATTTATTGTCTCTTGTAAGAGCGCCAAGCTGCTCACCACAAAAAAATAACGCTATAAATGATAATCCGCTAGCACTATTTTTTAGCGTTGATTTATTTTGTTTATAAAGTATTTCTTCATTAGTTGTAAGTTTGTAATCTTGCTCAAATAAAGTACTGCCTATATCAAACGTCATTCCTAGCTCTTTTGTGGTTTTTTCAATTTGCGTGACTAAGGAAATCTGAGGATCTAGAATATTTGGATTATCGATTTTAAAATTAGAAGTCTGTTTTTGTATTAACGAGTGTGTTTTTTTCTCATTAGATAAAACAATCTCAAAGGTATCCAAAATACCTGCGGACATTGGGATAAGGGTTTGAGGGCATGGATTGTGATCAAACAAGTAGCCTTTTGTTATCAAAACATCCTGCACAGTACTGATTAATATATCGTGTGGAGAGGATGTAATTATCCTATTTTTTAAATTACCTTTTTTACTCAAGAGCCTTGGGTTAAAAACCGACATTTCTAATTTCCTCTATTTTATAAATATATCATTTACAAATTTGTAGTCTTTGTTCTTAGAACTTTACGCCCAAACATTCATATCAACCATGGATGTGATTGCAGTAACATCATCAAAGCCTGTGTATGTTGCTATTGCCGCCATACCCGTACTAAACCCGCCATACACGGCAGCGCCAACTCCAATAGAGGATAGCGAGAGTCTTGTGGTTGACGTCGCGCCCGGGGGTGCTAAGTAGTCTCCTCTGCTTGGGTAATTTTCTGGTGCAGCAAAGCCGCGGATGCCTCTAGTGCCGGCGGCTCCACCGAGAGAAAGAAGGCCGTTGTCCATGTTTAACAATCCGCCTGAAGAGGCTAAAAATGAAGGCTGGATACCATTCGTATGGGCACCTTCAAATTGTTTTATAATATTTTTGCTGTCAACAGTCATGCTCAGCATTTCTTCATTGATCAAATTTTCAGCCGCTATTCTTATGTCTGGAGATGCAAAACCCCCACCCAGCAGCGAACTTCTATCCATAGCATGCATCCCGGTTCCAGCCTCATTGGTGACTAAAGTGTTTACTATTGATTCCCATATAATCGTTCCATCTAATACCCAGTCAGACGGCTGGGCTAAAGGTTCCATCATAGAGCCGCCAACTCCCAATCCCAGTGCCATTTCAATCGCAGCCAATGACTCAACCATACCAGCTCTTCCGAAATTGTATTCTTGAACTAGACTCTGCAATTCTAACATATCGTTTAATTTTTGAGCAGTGGCTCCAAGTATGTTATCTACGACATTCATTTCGTAGATTGAACCGTAATCCTCGAAACCATCACCTGCTGGTCCAGCGTCAGTAGCGTTGACATCGTCTTGCTCCAACTGGAGTTCCGGGATATCTGCGGGATCAACAAACTCAATGTCACCCGGAGAGCGACTTTCTATCAGAACTTCTCCGAATATTCTCTGATCACATTGTACTGAGCCAACAAAATATGCTGCTTTTAGGGGCAGGGCGCCGCCGCGCCAGTGCATTTGCTCAAACCCTTCGGAAGCGTTTGTAACTGAGGTGATTGCATATGTTGCACTTTGTAAATCTGATAAACTGCCAATTGTGTCTATGCCTGTCACTTCGTGAATTTTATCCAACATACCTGATTCCTGGAGTCTGAACATGTCATAGAATCCCTCTAAAAGTTGCTTAATGTTTTCTACTCCTTCTTTGGTACCTGTTCTCGGATTGCACTGCTTAGAAAGCTGTTGAGCTTCAGTCATAATTTGTCTCTCTAAGTTCAAATTTGATTTATCGTTGCCGAGATCATATTTTCTAAAAACTAGCATTCTAAGCGCAGCAATGAGGTAAGGTGTTTCAAACCATGGTGGCTGTGGTGGTGGTGCACCAGCAAATGTTGTTTTTGTCGGCTTGGTACCAACATTATAATGTTCTTCTACTGAATTAGCAAAAAACAAATTAAACTTATTTTCAATATTATTATAAGTGCAAAAATCTGTACAATATTGACTATATGTATTGAATCTATTACGCACTGGCACTATGATATAATCATATATATCTTTTATTGTAAGTAGCGAATCATCATAGCAGCCAACATAAAATTTATATTGAGCAAATGGTTCGCCTTCAGTGTTCTTAGACTCAAGATGTATCGTAATGTCGCTTTCATAGTCATTCTTATCATCATCGTCCATGTGCCCTACATAAAAATTAAAGTAAGCATAATTATCGTCCATTATATCCTGAAACTCAAAGCACATTAGCCTGTAATCACCGCAAACGCCCGTGCCGAGGAGCACTGGATTAAATGGCCATTCAGGAGTCCACTTGGTATAGTCACGAAGAGTTCTTTTTCCTGTAAACGTGTCTCCATTCACCACATCAAAATTGATGAATTTAAGATAAGTTTGGAAAAGAATCGGATCGTCAGAGGAGTCGCCGACATCGCCCGGGTAGTTGCAGTGTGCATATTGATGGCCAACATACCCAAGCTTTCCTGTACAATTTGAAAGAGAGTATATTGATCTGGGGTAATGGAATGTCGTCCCGGTGGTATAGTCATTATATTCGGGCCTGGCGCCCATCCGACACTCAATATATTGATTCCCTGTCACCGTTTCATTGAATGCACCACAGCGAGCTACTGAAGAAATAATAACGGGAAATCTTTTGTAAGGAATTTTCCAACCTAAAAATCTTTCGATAGCAGCAGGACTGAGGACTTGTGACAATGCAGATTGGGTACCTAAAGCTTTTTCCCAATCAAAAAAGAAATGTCCCTTATTTATAACTACTCTATCACCTTTATGATCGTAACTACTCCAGCCGCCGCCGGCAAAACCAAATGAATCATAAGTATCGTGAAGCCCTAAAATAGAATATTCCATGTTGTTGTGGAACCACAGATTTGCTTGTTTTATTGCCAGTTCGCTCATCTCTTGCCAGCCATAACCTTCTAGCTCCATCGCAAACGCAGATTGATAGCTTTCGAGGCGATCTGTATCGCCGCTGGCGTATCCTTCTAAATCTGCAGATTTTTTTCTTAAATCAATATCATAACCTAAACCAGTTGTACTGGATGAATATTCACCGTGCATTCCAGTAAAGGCAGCCAAAAAACTCAAATATATTTGCCACCACTCTGAATCTTCTCTATTCCACTCGGTTCCATCGGCGCCTTTTTTGAAATATACAGCACTATGATATCTTGTCCAGTTTCGAGGTATGTAGTCACCGAATGGCTCATCTTCGGTGCCGGATCGGTACTGCACGTCTTCATTGTATGTCCTTGGTGCGACATATCCCTGGCCTGCCGAGAGCAAGCCGGAAAAAGCTCTGTTATCCTGTACAATTACGTTCCTAAATAGCCTTTTTGTAACTCTCTCCTGATTCATTACAGCTTTCGCAAAATCAGTGGCTATAGTTTTAAAATTACTGTAAAAAGTTCCAGATGGAGTAGCTGGGGATTTGTCTGAATATGTTCCCATATAATTTCTAAATTTAATTAGCAGATCTGCTGAATCCTTGTGTACTTCTAGTATGTATTCTAAGCCCCTAATGTTGTTGTCGAGCTTGGAACCGACGCTGCCTCTACGATCAGAATAATTGCTGATCAAATTACGCATTGCATTAATAATTTGAGCCCTACCAACTGGCTTTTGCTCGTAATATCTTAAGTCCCAAGAAGTGAGCGGCACTTCATCGTATTGAACATTGTCACTAACTCTGTAGAATGCCTCTTCTGGTCTTTCCACTACTTTTGAATTTTGCATTATATGTTCATAAACTATATTTCCAAAATATGCATTTGCAAGTGGGCGCCGCGGCATCAGATCATATTGTGCTGCATAGCCGCCGAAAGAAACACCGGCATATTCAGAATCTTCTGAGTAGTATGGAATTCCCCACCCATAAGATTCTGAACGCGAGTCTTCGGGGTGCGTTTTTGCCTGCAAAGTATCCACGTCAACCCCTACGAAAGCTATCGAGAACAATTTTTCAACAAAACTCAAACGCGACGTGTAGCTATCAATCAGCTCGCCGCTGGTGTCGCCTGTTAGATTAAATAAAGTGAAAGTAGAGATATTTGATATTTTGAATATTTCATCTCCCTCTTTAGTGTACTCTATGCCATTAGAAAGCACTGATTCATAGTCATTATCTTCAGCGACAAGATCTTTTAGCGGTATTTTTCTTCGATAAGTGGCGTTTGAATCGTAGCCGCCGCGCACAAGAAACGATAACGTATATTCCAAATAGTGGTACATGAAGCTGGATCCATCAACATCACCGTCGTATATTTTTAAAGTGTAGCCGTTCTCATCCATCCATGCCTTCATCCCACCGCCATCTCGGCCGCCGCCAGTCCCGGTATAAACATCATCACTGCCGTTCCATCGCCCTGAGATGCCTTTTTTACCCCAAAATATTCTAAATATGGGATTAAAGTCTAAGCCGTCGATCGCATTAAATGATGGGTTATTTAACATAGTGCGAGCAGTTTCTTTATCATAGCCCAAGATTGTTCCGTCGTCATCCGTGGCTTTCGAAAGATCTTCAAACCAATTGTCACCCGAGGGGGCTGTTTTGTTAAGAAATATTTGTTGCATATATTCTATAATATAAGGATATATCTGTGTTGGGAAATCCCATGCCAAACCAGTACCTTCATATCCCGGACCTACAAAGTTGTGTTTTGTCATTTCTTTATCTGAGTACGCAGCGAAAAGATCTCTTATGTTTAGTCTTTTTTCCTCCAATGCAGTGTTTATACTATAAAATGGGGAAACGTATACATACAAATATAAATCATCAAGATAGTGTTTAACTATGTCTTTTGCCTCTAGATATTGTGCATCATGTCTTCCCTCTGGGGGCAAAGTAAACGAAATTGAAATTTTGTGATCTATTCTCAAGTCTCCCCGGTTTGCTTCGGAAGGATCGGGATTATTTAAAATAATTTTTTCAAAAATAGGCGTTGGTAAATTTTTTCCCAATAGCCTTCTTTGATCTATGTGTAGTGGATTAATTTTTGTCATTCTTCGTCGTCCTCGCACGATTCCGGATCAGTGTTGTCAGCAGAAAGGTATGGATCACATAGCTCGGGAACAGTGACGCTGCCGTAAATATCGTAATATATTTCATCAATCGAAGCTTTTGTGTCACATTCATAATCAAGATCAATGTAATAAGAACCTCTATTAAATGTACTTGCACAGTTACAGCCTATTTTAGCATCTATTTCTGAATCTTTTAAGATGTCGAAAAAATATTCTACTGCGTCAGTTGACAATTTTAAATTTTCTTTGTTTGACATCGGATTAGGAAGTACCATCAAGTCATTAACAATTTGTTTGACTTCTTTTTCAAAATACTTTCTTTCAAGTGTTCGAACACCCTCTGTTGAACCGTCGGCGACACCAACATCCTGAATTTCAAAAACCTCAATGTCGAAGTTTTCTGTCAGTAATTCGGTGTTTTGTTCTTCAACATACAAAACAACATCATTTCTAACTAGTTTTATGACATTTCCGTCAGCAAAAGCAGCTGTTTCGCTAACAATATCAGATACCGTATCTCTGTCAATATATGACGTAGGGGGCGATGCCTCTATTGTATAGGTAGAGGTAATGTCAATTTGTGGGATATTAAACTCTGATGCTTCTTGATCAAACTCTGCCTTTGTGAAATCATAATTTGAAGTGTCAATAACGCTAGATTTTGCTATATTCCCTTGACATGCAACAACTTTCCAAGCCGGCGCAGCTTGTATATTTTTACCATCAAAAAGAGCAGAACCTATCGCTGAACCAAAAGCATATTTATTTACATTAGCCAATTTTTTTGGTGGAGATATATCTATGTCGCCGGCATGAATTGCTGCTTCTTTTGCAGTTATTTCCAGTAAAGTTGGGGGCGGTTCTGAAGTTTCAATTTCCTCGAACCTTGTCAGTCCTTCTAAATATTGTGATTCTTTTATTCTATTGTGTATTTTATTTTGATTTTCTGAAATACCTGCATATTCTGAATCATATAGAATTCCATCGTCAAAAAAAGCATAGTACGCAGGCTTTAGGGAGCCCACAGACAATCTTTGTCTGCCGTACGGAGTTAATTGAAAATCAATTACTTGTTCCTTTTTATTTAAAAATTTTGCCATTTTTATAAAATTTAATTACTTTTTGAGTAATATATCCACGTCCATTTTAATTAGTTCAACAAAAGATAAGTAATCATACGGCCAGTTGAATCCGAACTGGTACTCTCCCCGTTGTCCGGTTTGAAAATCAATTTGTTTAGTAGAGCCACCAACAACATCAGGAAGTAAATCATAGTAATTATCCTTTGCACGCTGCTTGACTTTAAAAACCATCCATCGTAAGTTTTGATTTTCTAAAACTTCGTGATTAATAAGCTCACCATCTCCCAAATTATGAGAAATTGATGCAGCTTGAAATTCTAATTTTTTATAATCTCGGGGAGCCATGTTTTGCCAGATATATGACAAATCATCTTTATCAAGCTCATAGTTAAATTCAAATATATACATTGCGAAAGGATCAATATCGGGATTATTTAAGAAATCAAACTGAGGGGGTAATACGTATTGCTCCATTGCTTTTACCATTTTTCTTATCGATGCTCCAGCAATTTCAAGACTGTCTCCCTCAAGTGAGCCTTCATTTTCCTTAAGAGCAGACTTAAACCTGTCCTTCGGAATTGAAATTAACTTTTTTCTATCTCTTCGTTGATCAGAATTTATACTTAACTTATTAAATTCAGCTTCTCCCAGTGCATCTAAAACATAGGGAATAGCAACAATTGCTTCTTTAATCACAGTTTTTTCTTTCAATTCTCCCAATCGAACTGAAGAATTTGTTCCATCGAATCCACATAATTTAGCTAAAGATTTTGCTTTTTTGTATATGCTTTGAGAATTTTTAGGATCGTAGTTGTTGTATATTGTGGGATTTATTCGGACATCATAATGATTTCTTAGCCATTCCTCCGGAATCATTCCAATTTCCATAAACACTCCTGTTTTTGGATCAGTTGGCAAGATACCAAATTGATGCCACATACCACGAGGTACAGATGCGGATGCGTATTGCGGTAACGTCAGCGTTCCAGCTGCGTTTTTAATTGGATGAACCCCCTTATCGGAAAAATTCATCATTGGGCATTCCCATTTTGGAGAAATGATCCATTTTTTACCAACAGTTTTATTAATTGATTCACCTATTTGATTAAATTTACCTGTTGTTTGTTCTAATATTCTTTCAATACCAAATATTTCTAAGCTTGATGTAAGTTGCATTGAGTTAACATTAATTCTATATCCATCATAAATTGATGGCATTGTGTAATCATCATTTGGTGACTGCCTCACGGTTCCATTTGATAACAATGCCTTTTCAACAGGTATCAATGCCGGCATTGCCGGTTCAGGGCGTGCACGGCTAAAGAAACTGGAAGTTCGTATTCCGTTTACTCTTGCCCTGAAATTACGTTCTATTTCTGACTCCCCTAATCTACCAGCAAGAGACTGAGTTAACTGTAAAACTCCATGTGTCGTGTTTTTATTTAAGATAATTTTAGAGCCTGGGGTACCTGCGTTGTGTCCGGCATTACTATTAATTGCAGCAGAAAGCTGTGTTAGCGCAAATGTTGCATCTGGACCATCAGCAGCGTGTTCTATATAATTAAATCTTATTCCGCTGCTACCTGAAGTTCCTGCGGTTGATCCCGACTTCATCACATATGTCAGTGATGAGCCATCAGTTGTTGTTATCTTGTATTCAGAATCCTCAATTAATTCCATTGATGACGACATGCCTGAAAAATCAAACTCGGCTCGCGCGCGATCAAAAGGAGGCTGTTGAACTTTGTATCCTGCATCAAATCTCCAGCAAATAACTTGAGTCTCTGCCAAAATTCTTTCTAAATCATAAGATATTCCAGCTGTTGGACGGAAAATCAAATCTGCCCAAGCCTCCCCATTGGTATATGGCGGAGTGAATGCTGGATTGTAACCCTCAAAGCTATCCAATGCAGCATATCTAAATGCCCCACTTACAGCATTAGAGCCCGTTGGGCGCCCGGCGCATGATGGCCCAAAAGCAGTTGGGCGTGAGTACATGGTAAATGTTTCGTAAAATCCTGGATTTCTTTTCGGATCTTGAGGTACTGGGTAAACACTATCGTGCAATTCGTAAGAGGAGCCGCTAGTTATCACTCTAGCCCCAAACCTACCCCACGCACTAGATGTATTTGCAGTAACATTTACTGAAGCTCTATCGCCATTTGTAGCTTTCTGTCCGCGAGAATCATATTCAAAATCATATGTACGTGCACCGTTATGAGAGCGACGTAGTTTGATTCTACTCATGTAAACTTCACCGTCAGAAAACTGTAGATCATCTGTGATCGTTTTTGATTTTAGTTTAGTTAAGCCAGACTCTTTTAAGAAAAAGGAGGTTGCCTGCCCAAAAAAGTTGGACGCCATCATTGAATAAACATTGTCACCGCCGGGTTCCATAGTTACATATGCATCTAAGTATTGATTTGCTATGTCTGTATAATTGATCAAGCTCATTGAAGGATGGCTTTCCATAGAGTAATATTTATACCCAGGTAAATGATCTTCTGGATTTATGATAGCCTCAAATGGCATTCTTCGATCCCATATCATCCCTCCATTATATCCAGTCGTCTTATTGGAGCCGGAAGGATTTGATCCAGTTATTATGAGAGCATAATTATTTGTCGGAGTAGCACTCCCACCAAATGAACCTGTATATCTTTTTGATGGATCATGAATAAATGGATAATCGACTGCTATTCCTGATTTAATTGAATTGTATAAAATACCGGGGGAAAAAACACCGTCAGCAAGATTTTTTAACTGCGTAGATCCCTTAATTAAAAAGAAGCCAACTCCGTCGCTTGCTGCTGAAATAACGCCCTCTAAACCTGTCCAAGCTGCCAAATTTTCAGCATAAGAAGAACTGAATTGAGATACCAATTTCACGGTTCTTTGTGCTGGATAAAAACCATCGTACGCATTATATTTAATGGCACCGGTGCACGATAGGCGTATTTCTTTTGCATCCATTAGGGTTTTAACTTTAATTCCCAAGAAATCTTGTAAGAAATCAGTATTAGAAAAATCTTTATAGAAAGACGCAGTAGTACTTGAGAATACAGTTCCAGGGATCTCTAACATATTGTCAACCGTAGGATTCATGTAGCCATATTTACTGTATCTGTTTACTTGCTCGCTCATCCTAAATTCTGGAATAACCGCGAACCCTTTTGCTTTTAATCTCAAATTATCATTAAACTCATCATACGTTCCAAACCACGGCTCTGACGAGGCGGACGCAAACACTTGTCCACCCAAGCCTTTGCCAATAACTCCTGCCTGTGTTCCTGCCTCCCAAACTGCTTCGCCACCAAATGGCTGTTTCAAAGATTTTGCTGCAGCGAAGGATGCAGAGCCCCTTGGTGTTATTGAGCCAGTCTCTGGTATTCGCGGCCCTTGTGGCGAAACAACAGATGTCATTGTATCCAGTTCATGAGTTCTGGCGTACATGGCGCCGGCTTTTAAGAAATTTGCTGGGACGGTTATATACTTAAAATAAGTGTTTTGGAGTTCACCAGCTTGGGTATGCTGCCAGTTATACTTCCTAAGATCGCCAGAGCCCGTGTGCACTAGAACTGAGCTTCTTGTTAAGAAATTAACTGGGGCATCTAGAACCCAACTACTCTGACTTATAAGCAAATTTTCACTGCCACCCACATTGCGAATATTAAAGGAGTTTGGTAAAGTGTTTCCTAATGCTATTCTATCTGCTTGAATAGTGCGCCAATATTTATTATCAAAATCAAGCCTTCTTGAAGAAGAGCTAACAAATTCATTTCTCATTGATGGGAAAATATTTTGCGTATATTGCACCCAATTAAGATTATACTTTGGATTTGTAGTATGAACAACATCCAAAACGCTATGTAGGGGTGTGAAAATTGCATCTAGATTTATGTTGGCGTATTCATTAAAGTCTCTTTCAGAAAAGAATATTTTTTGATTTGTATTTCCAATTTTCAATGTTGTGTTTGACTCTTCCCTTGAGCCTCCGCCCGGGAAATAAGAGTAATTTATCATTGATCTTCTTCCTTTTAGGGACAATGGAGGCAGTCTATAGCTTGCTGACGTCATCGTTGAGGTATTATCTACAAATGTAATACTGTTGTTCTGTTTTTGAGCACGTGTGACAGGGTTGTCACCTTGATAAAACATGTTCCATCCCCAGCCATAGTTGGCGCCGCGGGCAGCCAATAACTGATTTAAGTAATCTGGATTAACTGTGGCTGGAGTATTACCTACTAAATCGTCGTTTATTAACGATGAGACATCTAAAGTTCCTATTGTTCCAGCAGTACGATCAACGGGATCGTTTATAATGATGTTTAGTCTGTTTGTGGGTTGGAAAAAACTTCCCGTTTTGGCACTTGAACTACTTACAAAATCCCAATAACTTAACATTCCTGATGAAGAGGAGCGGAAACCAAAGCGGGTATCAAGATTTACAGAAGGTCCGGGACGTGAATATTGAAATCCAGCATATTTTGTATTTGAAACGTCAACTACTGAGTTTGATATCCACAAGTATTGCCTATCTGATCTGGGAATTTGTCGGCTAACATTAAAATTATCGTACATTGACGAGCTGTATGTCACTACTGAATCTCTCACACCAGGAATGTTAGCTGTGGAGACAGGCGCAATTTCGTAAGATGAACTTATCATGTAGAGTTGAATATTCGCGGTGGAGCCGGCGACAACTTGGTAATTATTGTTACCTTTCGCATCGTAAAAAATAGGTCCAACTCCAGAACTTTGAGTCATCACAGCGTTTGTGGTGGGATCGCCGGAATTATCGCCTAATCGTAACCATGTCGCTAAAGATGAAGTTTTTGGAGCAAATGATGCAGTAAGATCTAAAATTTTTCCGCTAGAATACAAAGTAGATATTTCGGAGGAACTAAACGTATCATCATAAATTGCAATTTCATCGAATGCTGCATACACAAACGGTATCATTGTAATATTATTGCGATTACTTGCGCCAATAAATGATTTTCCTGCCCCTCTGCCATTGATACTTTCCATTGAACTCGTCATTGAGCCATTATACAATGTCATCGATTGAGAAGCACCATTCATGTAGAATGTTGGCACATTTGCGGACGATCCACCATCGTATACAACTGCCAAGTGGTACCAAGAGCCGGTAACTAATGCTGTTGTTTGGCGCCATTTGGCTTTATTTCCGACGCTTGTTTGAATCCAAAGCTCGGGACGTTCTTGGTTATCCAGATGCCATCCAAGGGCTTGATCTCGGTGTGTGGCTTGTCCATTATCGCCTAATGTTAAAATTGACTCTTGGTTACCCAAGCCTTTGCCCAAGTAAACCCAAGCGCTCAGAGTAAACTTTTTACCTGTCCATGATTGTCCAGTGCTGTCTTTAAATGCGGTACCGTGGTATAGCTTTCCTTTTTGTCCAGTTGTTGAAGAACCGCTCATAAGTAATCCAAAAGCATTGGTTATATTATTTCGGTTGAACACTTCTGAAGTTGTGTATCCCCTAATCAGCGCTTTTCTATTTCTGTTTATCTTGAACATTGCCGGAAGTTGATCATAAGACTCGCCAGGTGTAGAGATTGTTGTTCCCGTAATAGACTCAGCATACGACACATTTGCAACTTGATATATTGCCTGAATATTAGCCGAGCTTAAGATATTGTTCCATACAGCCACATCCACTATTTGTCCATCAAATGTGCGAGTTCCGTTAGCGGTATTACCAATGTGACATGTTGACGTAGTGATACCATCATAATTCCCGCTGGGAGTAGCGTTTTCGGATATATTAACTGCTGTTCCATTTATATAAATTATCGGATCGTTAGATGCCGACGATGCATCAAATGTTACGGCTATATGCGTCCACTGATTTAGTGTTATCACTCGAGAAGATGTATTCCAGGTACCTGTTCCGCCGGTAAATTTTGCAGAATAATATAAGTATGCTGAACCCCCTGATTCACCGCCAACAAATATGGCGACATCTTGTGCTCCAAAATCAATTACTCTACCAAAATTACCCTCACCGTCACTAAGAGGTCTAATCCAAGCACTAAGTGTCATTTTTTGAGTGGAGCCATTTCCGGTATCATTGCCGATAATTGCATCCCAGGTAGCGGCTGAACCTACGCTGGTACTGTCGTCCGCGCCGGCGCCGCCATCAAACGTACAGCTTCCAGTTTGAATAAATTTACCTGGGAATAGAGTAGAGCTAAACGCGGGTCTATTCGAGGCAGCTGCAAAAGAGCCTGTTCTTCCATTGCCACTGCTATCTTCCACTACTCCAGCAGTTGATACGTTTTTGTTCAGGCGCCACCATGCTTGAAGCCCAGACGAGTAGTTATAAGTGTATGTAGTGGGAGCGCTTATGCGCATGCTCTTGCCAAGATCATACGTAATGATTGGAGGCGTTAATGAATCTCTACCAAATTTAGCAGCATGTCGTGCGCGGTGAGAATTTAAACCATAATCTCTACCGTGTATGTCGTAAACTCTTGATGTTGAAGGGCTACCGCCCCGGGGCTCAGAAAAACTTCCGGAAGGTCCTTGTGAGGGCTTTTTAACGGTTAAGTTACGATATGCTAAAGAGTTATAGGGACTATATTCGGAGGATTTAAAATCTTGATATCCTCTTGTCTCAACTTCTATACCGCCCGGGGCTGCAAATCTTGTCACCACAATAGACTTGTTTGTGGTTCCTGTCAAGTATGATGTGCTGTATTCTCCAATTGTTTCGAAATGGTTTTGTTCGCGGCGGTGATTATTTAGAATAGTTCTAACATTTGTAGTGTCACTTGTCAATGATACCTGTGCCGGCAATGTTGGTTGTTTTTCTACAAATGCACGAGGATTATTGAAAGCCCCAAATGAACTGATTACTTCATAATTGTGAGCAAAGTTTCCAGGGAGTGTTTTTGTATTTGTTGAATTCTTTGTGTTTATGTTTTTTATGTTAACTGGACGCTTTGCGATAAAGTCTCTGTATAGATATGCCTTTTCGTGCATCGGGTAAGGATATATTCTGTTGAAAGGGCGCCCGGGTTTTGGATTAAAGGTAGGCGGTGGATAATCTGGACCGACTAATCCAATAGCACCAGAAGGAACAACCGTACACGTTCCAAGAAGAATTCTCCATGCTTCGGCGCGATTTCTTTGTGTATCTGTACCTTCATTCAATGATATGTGTCTTGATTGATGCCCACCGACAACCTCTTCTGTGAAAGGCCCTTGCATCGGTATTTCCATCATGCTGCCATATGCATCGTTGTGTAAGTTTGTTATTGTTAAATTTCTTCCAACACGCTCGATAACATCTTTATTGTAACCGGTTCGTACTTCTACACTAGAACTTAAAACGTTGAATGGAAAGGCAAAAGTTGATTTAGTATTTTTATAGCCAATTCCGTTTTCCCAATGTCTGGCATTTTGAACTTTAAATACCTGTTCGCGAGTCCTAATAAAATCCGAGTCCCATTCTACATTTGTGTACTTTGTTAATTCAGTTGAATCTCTAACGAGTCCAACTAAAACATTTAAAGGAACAAATCCAGATCCAGAAAGACTAACTGGCCCTCCTGGTAATACCGACGCGTACGCGTATTCAAGACTTTTATTTCTACTAAAATTAACCCCGCCGTGTATTTCTGTTTTATCTTTTTCTGGTATTTGCCACTTGTATATTGCGTCACTAGCCTTATCAACATAGGCTCGAATATCTGGAGTCATGCTAGAATTGTTTCTTAAAAATTCAGTTTTATTGTACTGAGTCCCATTTACAGTAAACAATTTATCTAGCGAAGAAGAACCGTGAGGTTTAGACCATATAACCTTACGATATATTTCTCGCTGAGCATCTATAGCAGCGACTCCAGATGTTATATCATCTCCCGATCTTTCTGCTCTTGTTTGCCAATACTTTATACCAATATTTGTATTTCTTGGTGACTCAGGTGGCGAAGTCAAGGATGTGGCGCTGGCGCCGCCTTCCCATGGAATAGTTTGCCCAGCAAAACGCATCGATGAGATGCCGGAAGAAAAGTCTCTCCAGAATGTATTTGAATCTATGATGTTGAGCCTATTTTGATACTTATTCCTTTCTAAAACATGACTTTCTACCACATTTAACATATTATCAACAAATTCTGCTGATGCTGGTATAAATTGACTTAAGATAGTTGATATGGCTTTATCAAACCATTTATAATAATTTAAAAACTTTTCGGTTTGTTTAACTTCTTGGACACGTTCAAAGAACAGCTGTCTTAATTTATCAATTTCTTTATATCGGTGGCGGTAAGTGTGAACTGGGTGTCCAATTAAATTATGAAAGTCTATTGCGCCGGCAAAAAAATCAAGCATTTGTTCGCTGACTGCATTGTAGATACTTTTTTCAATCGAAAATACGTAATTAGGAACGATTTCATCTTTTCTAAGATTTGAAAACAATAGATCTTCATCTGAAAACGTCTGTACCATATTTGATGATACTACATGTTCTGGATTAATGAATTTGTATGTGTTTATTTCTCTTTCTTTAACTACCTCTGTTGAGGAATTCGCAAACCCCTTACCGTATCCGCTATACAAAAAGCCTGATAAATATCCATTCCATCCCTTATTCTTTACATATCCGGGTGATGCCATCATCGCCAAATCCGACGATCCCGAGGAGTAGTCTACCGTGTAGAAGCTTCCGGTTGCATCCGACGTTGTTACATTTTCAAAATTCCAATTTAAAACTAAGGCATTTTTATTTGTAATGTCAACAGAGCCGCTATCAAAAGGTGACAATGTTCTATCTCTATCAGAAACACCAATGTTTTCAAAATCTAACGCATGCTGTTTTAGATCATCATCAAGCATGTATTTAGACCAGTATGCAACTGAAGATACCAACACATCACTCTTATAATTCAAAGTTCCCGTTAAATCATTTCGATCGGCTCCAACAAACACTCGGCGAGAACCAGTTATATATTGCTCACCAATTGTTTGACTAACACTTTGAGATACCACGAAGCTATCGATATCATCAGGTGTTTTTGGATTATATCCAGAAAATACAACTTTATAGCGCACTGTTGCGGTGCCCGCAGGTATCACGCCGGCGCGGTATTTCCGAATAGGTTTCACTCTAATTGACAAATTCCACGGTTCATTGTCATATACGTCCAAGAAAACAGAACTTGAAAGACTTATTCCATTCCCATCAGTGCGAGAAGAAGTCAAGTGGAAGTAGGCATTCTTGGAGCCAACTCCATCTCTAACCGCGTACACTCTAAAGGTAGCGTTTCTATCTTCAATGTAGTGTGTGATTGTACCATCAAGAGAATCTGTTACATCTTTATTAACTTGCTCTATACCGAACAAGCTTATTCTATTGTAAGAAGAGTCTCTTTCAAAGGAGGGTATGTTTGGCGAACTCACATATGAAGGGAAAACTATATTAGATTCGCACGTAAAGCCGTGATAAAGTGATTTTTTTACAACTTGATCATCCAAAACAGTGCTATTTGTTTTGATGTAACCCCTGTAAAGGTTGGTTGGCGATGACGATTCTTCTTTCTGATAAATCACACCTCCAACATTTTCCGGCGAATTGAAATTCAAAAACTTTTTCTTCATTAAAGTTTGTTTCAAATTATTGGTTAAAGTGTATTTCTCGTTATTTGAATTAACATTTATTCGATATAAGCCATTATCTATATTTAAGCATCTCAACAAGCTTCGAAGAGATCTTTCTGTCCCTTTGCTCTTGAAAATGTGCGCCATATTATTGTATAAATTTTGATAAATTTGATTTTTTGTTTCTTGCAATTTATCTTGAAAAATCTGCTCTGAGCCTCTATCAGCAAAATTTTCCAAAATATCTGCATCAATAAACAACTCTGGAGAATACAACCCTAATGACTGGGGCAAGTGTTTGGAGAAGGGTAGCGGTTTATTGGACGAACTAACATAGTTTAAATGTCTCAAATTAGGCAGTTGGGATATTTGAAGGTGCAATTTGTCTAGGTATGTTGCGCCAATATGAGTAATATAATATAAATCAGAATTTTCTGAATCTGCTACTTCGTCCTGTACCCAGCCGGGCATTAAAGAAAATAGCGATGCATTGTTATTATAATCATATGATGTACCAGATGTAATTAATTCACTTTTAAGGCTAACGACGTCCGGATGACTCGCACGGACTACTGGATCTTTGAACTCTTTAGTTGGCCAGTTGTTTCCGTTATTAAGTGCGCTGCGTGCATTAGTGCTAGCAGATAGAATTGCAGATCCCGTGTTCCTTGCGCCGGATGAATATCCTGTCCACGTACCATTTGTAGCTCGGCCAGCATAATCTAAAACCACACTATCAATTGATGAATTATTTGTAATTCCTTCGTTAAATTTATAATAAACACCTAGATCAGCATTAGAAATGTCTGAATTTGCGCCGCCCCTAACTTGATCGAACCAATATTGCCCAATTTGCTTTTCATTTCTGGCAGCTTTCCAATATCTAAACTCATCAAGAGAGCCCGTTAATCTACCTGCGCCTGCAGGAGCGGAAGAGCTATTTGGAGAAGTAACCAAGGCGCCGATTCTTGCCACCATGTTTTTAGAATTTAATTCCGTTATGCCATCAAATGGCTGATAGTAAGATCCAGCTGCATAGAGTGATTTAATTTCATCCTCTGATAATATAGAATTCCAAACCGCTACGTCAGCTAGGTTTCCTTCCCAATTTCGATCAGCGCCGGTGGAGTCGGAGTATCGATTTCCAATCATACATCTTGAGGTGCCGCCGGCAATACCGCTGTAAGTGCCACCCTTTGTGCCAGAGAACAACGAGGAAGATTCTAATACTCCATCTACATATATCTTAGGATCAGCGTTAGGATCGTTTGCATCGTAAGTCACTGCAACATGATGCCACTCGTTGAAGGGTAGTTCGTTCCCACCTGTAATCCAAACAACCGAGGAAGCGTCCCATTTGACGCTAAATCTCACTCGATCGAGCGGATCCGAGAATAACGAGATATCACCATAACCAAAATCCATTATTCGCCCGAATCCCGGGCTTCCGCCACCGTCACCAGTTTTATATACCCAAGCGGCAAGTGTCATTTTTCTAGTTGAGCCGGCGGCATTACCTATAATTGCGTCCCAAGTAGGATTCGAGCCGATATTAATCCCATCTGCAGCATCGGCACCAAAGGTGTTTGAGCCATTTTGTATATATCTACTCGGAGTAAGATCGGAGGTTGCGGGGGCTTCTGCAGCTGCAGATATTGAGCCAGTACGATTGTTCCCACTAGAGTCGGGCTCGGGTGAATCCGTTGTAATGGTGCTGCTGTTTAATCTCCACCAGCCTTGGAGGGTATCTGCTGATGAGTATCTATATTTAGTATTATTTAAAAACCAATCGGGCTTAGTAAGGTTACGTTGCGTTAGCTCCAATCCCAAGCTAGAAGTCAAGCTATAACAAGCAAAAGAAGAGCTATCAGAGCGCCTACCGTTAACATAGAGTTCAGTTTTAAGAGTTTTGTTTTTAGAGCCAGTATTGTAGAGTCTGAGCGCATAATGGTTCCAATCTCCCATATTCTCTTGAAGTGAAGCAGCACCAAGCAATTGCATTGTGTCTACAGAGCGAGGTTGATTGGCACCAGACTGAATTGTAACTATAAATGGACGTTTATTTACCCCGCCGTCAGAAGTTGTAGTCCCTGTAAGTTCGATTGTGAGCCTAGAGTATTTGTTAGAATGCTCCGATTCATTATTCCAACTATCGAAAATTACTTGCCTACCTGTTTTGCCACCACGCCTTTCAATAGAGCCGGTTTTCATCCAAAACTCAACAGTAACACCATCGTCAAAATTAGCACGTAAATTAGACTCTCTACTGCCCTTTCCATAATCGGATGGTAACCCTGAATTTGAATAGATGTCAGTGCTGTATAAGTTTGATTCTTTGCGGCTGTCCGTATAAGGATTTGGCAGCAAGTCTTTAAGTAATGTAGAATTAGCAGAGCCTGTTCCCGGGCCGCCTTTTAAGTCAATATATTCGTTAGTTGTAGGGATCCCATAGTCATCTTGCTTAGAGCTAACGCTGTAGCCGTCTTTTGCTAGAATAATATATCCATTGCTTTTAGGATATTTTTTTTCTAAAATGTACTCTTCTATATCAAGATTGTCGTTGTGAAACTTGGTTATTTCAGCTTCAGAGCCATCATATGGATAATAATCCAAAATTCTATTGAATGCAGACTCATAATACAATCTTGCCGATCCGTATTTAACAAAGTTTTCTGGATTCGAATAATCTATCTGAGGAACATACCGTTCTTGGGAAATCTTTTTTTGCTTCAGATTTCTTTCAGACTCGATTGGCTCGAAAGCATCCTTTTCGTTTGTTTGGGCTAAATAAGTGTTTGTTTTATTTGCGTCTTCAAATAATTTTTTAATGCTCATAATCTTCTACTCGAAACTTAAATTGTTCATTCTGCTCTTGCCAGCTTTTTAGTTCATCATCATAAAATGCAAATTTAAGTGCGTACTCATATCCTGGCTGTAGCAGGCTCATGTCTAAATCGAAATAATTACCAGAGACATCATACGACAATCCTGTGGCGTTTTTATCACTTGAGCCTGTATAAAAAGATATAGCCTCTAATCCATCGATAGTCCTAATGACTCGGAAAGAGGCACTATAAATAGTTAAGTTTGGAGCACTATCCACTGCTTTAGTGTAGATTGTTGGGCTCCAATTTTTTTCTCGCACATATAAATTAAGGCGTGCATTCTGATCTCTCATATATGAATTCTGTAAGTTTGTAATTGAAAGGTAATATGTAGGCTCTCTGCTCTGGTTCGAGGCGCGCAACAAGTATGGCTTTATTGAGCCGGTAAAAAATTCATTACCAGAATTATCATGCCACACATCATAAAGCGTATTTAATGTCACGGATGTTGATTTTGTCACAGCAACAGAACACGTATAAATTCCAGTTTCCGAATAGCCTCCTGTTAGTGCAGTTTTACCGTCGTACAGAACCAGCTTGGATCCACTTGGTTCTGTATTGTCGGAGGAGCCGGAATACAAGCTAACATATATCGAGCCGGTTCCAATTGCTGGAATGTTTCTTAATCTACCTCTCACATAATTATAAAGATAGAGTTTATTTAAATTTTCCGTTGAGCTAGCCAAAGAACTGCTGAAGAAAAAGGATCCTCTGTCGTCTTTAGTTACTGAATCCCATCTAGCTTCAATAACGGGACGTTTAAAATAATACTGAGTGCCGCGTGCAAAAAATCTTTTAGTGTAGTAGGAAGTTTTGGCGCCATCCGGATTTTGAATAACACTGCCCGAATCTGTCCCAGCAGAACTGGAGAAGTAAGCTTCATTGCTCGCGGTGAGGCGGATGCCTAAGCCGTAATTATCCTTAGTTTCGGCTATCCACTGCTCTACTAATGGAGTTATATCAACCTCTAAATCACCCAAACCACCACTAAAGTATTGCTTAAACGTTGGCGCAGAATGATAATCACCACCCACACTACTCCAAGCTTGATTTTTGCTAGCCATAACCCAATTTGATCCAGAGCCGCCTCTTGTTAAATCTTGATAGTTTTCTAAATCTAATCCATCACCCTCTTCCCATGATCTAGATATAGCCTGAACCACAAGTGAGTAGTTTTTTGGAACGGTTTTCGATGTCTTTGCATCGTATAATCGCAAGTAAAAACTCACACTACCACTAGCCGGAATCTTACTGTTTGATCGATCGTTTGATATGTTACTAACTGGGAATCGCATCAAAACACGAGATAATTCTTGAGATCCAGTTGTCGCGGAGCTGCTGTTCTGCTGTCTAGCAAAAACAGAATAAACTTCAACTATATCTGCTTGTCCGCTATTTGAGCCTGTGCCGCGGGTGCTCATGTTTGGCTGAAATGCATTAACTATAGTATTGTCTAAGTCGGCTACATATCTTTTAATTGACATTACTTAACTTTTCCTTGTATATCTTGTGACGGAAATTTAATTTCAAAAATTGCGTTTTTTGGACAAATAAGACTACCACCGTCTGGAGAAAGATTTTTATTGATATCGATACTAGATGCTGAATAATTGGCGCCTGTTTTTCCAACAATGTGAACATTGATCACATCCAAAACTCCACTAACATTTTTTAATTCTTGGTATATGTCCCCAACACTAAGCTGCTCTCCAATAAAAAACCCATTCCTGTAAAAATTGCTTAGCTTAGCGACACACTGATTTAACGTATCAAATTTATTTGCGCCATTGATTGTTTTTATAGAAAAATTAATTCCAACATTTATAATAAATGGATCCAAAATATCAATAGTGTCATTGATCATTTTATATTCATTTAACCATTTTTTTAAATTATTCTTAATAGTTGAATTTGTTTTAATCAATTTTCCAAAAGAATCTTCGGACAAAACGTACATATTTAAGTTTCTTTTTTGAGAATCGGGATCTCTTTGAGCTGAGCAGCGTTTCACGGAGCCAAATTTTGCCGGCATTCTATATGTTACATTTTCATAATCTGCTTGAGTTACTGCTCTATTTTGTGTCGGAAAGGTATCGAAAATTCTTTGTTTAATTTCTGCAGAATTTGGATTTGTTACATCTCCAGTAATTGGTTCTTCGTTTGATACTTCTATGGAATTTTGAACGGAGATTATTTTGTCATTTGTTAATACGGTTCTATCAGAAAATTGAAGTTCTGAGAATGCTACCGTATTTAATTGTCCTGCTGCTAAGTTGGAATTTGTTGGGTTAGTGGTTCTCACTGTAACAATTAGCGTTGTATTTTGTGGAACAATCCCTAAACTCTGATTAGTTGATAATTTGGTGGGATCAAAAGTGAGTGATGTTGTATATGTCTTTCCCCAGCTATTCATTGCTACTGTTTGCGGGTTTGCAACTACATCACTTTCACCAAATTTACCGCTCCCAAATTGTAAAACTGTTGTACTCCCGTTTCTTAACGCAACAAATTTTCTAGCCACCAAAAATGGCTTTAAGATAGAGGGCACATTATCATTTTTAAAGTTTTTATTAGAAACCTCTTTAAAAACCATATCTTGAGCCAAATAATCTACTTCAAAATATTCGTTTCCATCTGTATCATGTACAGAAATTATATCTGCTACATTAGGGGTTCTTAATGTTACCTTTTTAAATTTCTCATATGAACCCACAGCGACTCTTTCTGTGGTTAAAATGCCTGAAACTACCGTGCCATACGCTTTTATGGCGTAATGTGTTGGCGCACCAGTTACGTTATCGACTTTAGCTACCACAACGGGATTTTTTGGATCTGCAAAATCTATGTTTTCTGACAAAGAAAAATTAAGCCCTGTTGTGCTTGTGAATTGTGCTCCGCGTTTAAGCTCCGGTATATATTTATTATCTGGGCCCAAGCCGGTTTGAGACGCTGGTACCAAAACAAACAATGCGGCTTTTCCGTAGGTACTGGGACGGCCGGTATATTTGTAACCGAGGACTCTTCCATGACGTAAAATATTATTAAATTGATATGCTGTGTCTAAAAAAGATTCATTTACGTTATAGTCCAAATAAAACGAGAGTTGATCACCGATATAAGAAACAGCATCTATTACAAGAGAGCCAAAAGACGCTTCACTGAAGTCTTGAAAAGAGTCAGGGTAAAGTCTTTCAGCAATTTCTAATAAATCGCTCCGGATTGATTCAAAATCTCTACTAGTATAATCAATCGGTAATATTTTTTTCTGTTCATTTGCCATAAAATTCTCTTTTTAAATAGTAAATTCCAACAAATCTGTCACACCGATATCGGGTATAGTGTAGACTATACTAATTCCTAAAAGATTAGGATTTACTTCATTATTATTAAAGTTAATTTGCCGGATGCCAATGGCTGGAATAAACCTTCTAGCTTGGGAACGAATGTTGGCGGAGATTTCTTCATATATTGTATCATTAAAATTTTCAAACAGATATTGCCGGGCACCCACACCAAATGTTGGTTCCATTATTCTTTCACCGGGGGCGGTTAAAACAAGCATTTTAAGATTTTGACGTATAAGCGTTTTAAAATCCTTAATCATTGTAAACCCATCAGCAGAATCTCTTGTTATTGGTAGCTTAACTGATAAAGAGGACATGTTTTCTCCTATTAATAAGTAGAATCATTGTTTTTTTACGCTCCAAGAATCTTAGTCTCTACGATTACACATTTCTCCCTTTGAATTATAGGGGCTTGGACGCAATCTGCCTCTCTGCCACCATGGTAGCATTCCCTTTCCAGGAACAGGGAACATCGCTGCCTTAAGGTTCTTCAAGAAAAGGAAGGAAGGCCTTTCATTTTCACCCAAGAGATGATCTCCAGGCTTAAAGTCTCGAGAATAATAATACGTTTTAAATAATTTTTTAATTCTATACACGCTGTTTCTGAGGAGTACTCGATCCCACTCATCCCATGTCGTGCGCCACCACCCAGCTAATGGTGCATCGCCTCGATCATTGTAGTTAGCCCAGCCTTCATTGCCTGTCACACCACTCTTATTTGGATCATAGCTAACTATTTCATATTCTATATCGTCGTCATGCCATGGCACCATGAATGGCATGATCATTCTTTTCTGCTCTTGTGACATTGAAACACTTTTTTCAACCACATCGCGATGGATATATGCACGAGATCCAGGCTTCACTTTTACCTGTGAGAAGGGGGTGTTGCTTAACCAATCATTCGGATTTGATATATCAGCAGCATCGATACCTACTACAGCCAGAATTGCGCCGGCAACGCCTGTAGGGAGCCACATGGTATCATCGCCGCCACCAGGAGTAACTTCACCTAATGAGGACATAATTCCAAAATCATTGTAAATTGCCCACGTAGCAGTTACTTTCTTTAATGGGAAAATATAACTTGTCATAAGCTTATATCTCTCATCTTCTTTAAGCTTGTCCAATAAACACATCAAAAGCTTACTGCTTGGCTGCATTACATTCCACTGATTAATTTTAACATCCAACGAATCAACCTCAACAGATGTTATTAGTTTTTTCATTCCATCAACATAGTAAAATGCTAAGCCATAGCGTACTCCAATGTTTCCTTTAATGCCCACCTCTGCACCAAGATCGTTGTATACTAACTCTAAGCTACCGGGATAAACATCAGATATTCTTAAACTACCGTTATTAGATTGAATTATTTGTTTTGCTGCGCCGGGAGACATTTTTTCGCCATTTATTGAAACATATTGCTCTATTGCATATGGCTTCTCTGGGGAGCCTTGGGGCGCTGTTCCAAATTCAGCAGGAGTACCTATATAGACTTTTTGAGTGGACAGCTTGGGATATGGCGAACTTTGTCGCTCGCGAGCAGCTTCGGCGGCGTCACCGGATGTTCTGGAAGCTCCCGAAGACGATTCATATTCACTATCAATATTGACTCTTTCATCAATATACTTCTCAGTTCCAACTGCGATTAGATTATCAACAGGAGTTAGAACATCATGATCAGCACCGATGTGCATCTCTCCTGCCATATATATAACGTCTCCTTCTTCATCAATGTGTGCATGGTAATATCCAACATATTCATCAGAATAAGAAAATTCATTATTTGGATCTTTGTTAATTGCTACTCTAAATTCACCGCCGGGTGTATAATACGGGCCCGGCCAGGAAACTCCCTCGCCGCGAGGATCAGGATTTTCAAGAGTAGGCAATGCAACAATCATATCTACTTTTTTAGGACCTGCGAAATATAAGGAACCGTCAATTTCTCCTCGACGCGAATCAGGATTGGCTGAATTTAGTTCCTGGAAAATATAATAATCTAAGTCAAATATTTTTGGATTAAAGCCGTACTGCCTCATATTGTCAACTAGTCTATCTCCCATTTTAGTAAGTTCAAAATTCACCAGTTGCATCAAAATTGCTTTTGCGTGTTCCTCTACTGATTGGATTGCTTCAAAGTTTTCATCTGAGCGGTATCCTTTTAATGATTGGAAAAAGCCGGCTTCTCCAGCTAATTTAGCATCCCAAAGACCTAAAACTCTTTGCTTATCTTGTTCGCCATCTTTATTCGTATACTCTCTAGTGTATGTGGGACGAAGTGGAAATTCATATTCAGTTTGCAAATCGTTAATCGCATCAAAAGCTCTTTGCAAATGTCCGCCGGCTGTGGGGAGTTGAATTTCTCCAGCATCAACAAGAAAATCATAGCATTCAACCGACTGTTCTAAAAACCCATACCAAAATTCATCGTCCTTAAATGATTGTGCCCAGCCCCAAAAACCGTCTGGTGCGTTTCTAAAATCTTCTTCCATTCTTTCAACAATATATGCAGCATAAATCGAACTGAAATTGTCAGGAAATTTTGGCATAATTTTTGAAAATGTACCCATCGCTTTGAAAAGATGAGTTGAGGCATAAACTCTAATAGCAGCTATTATGAGAGAGTATAAGCCAGTTTTTCCACCCCTTGTTAAAATGCGCTTAAATGGAACTTCCCTTATGCACTCTGGATCTTGCGTAAGACGAGGATCATCCGCAATATTTGGGAAATGATTTTGTATAAATCTCTCAATTTCTCCAAAGTCAACCAAATCTACAGAATGTGGCTTACAAGCGGTGCTTTCGGGAAAGAAAACCTGAACAAAGCCCATCCAACCTTTATATTTTAGCGGTTTAATATGCAGATTTGGCTTGCTATAGCTTCCACCATATATCGCAGGATTCAAATAAATCACTCTCGGATCTTCTGGATTGTTGTACTGATCCCAACTAACACCCAGCACCATATCCTCTTCTTCGTATCCCGAAGCATAGTACGGAACCCATTCTCCGTTGTCTAGGATTACGCCATATCTGATATCATCTTGGGTTAGGTAATCATAATCTGCACCATAAAGCCAACCGCCACTTTCATTTTGTGCATCTCCGATTTCTAATGCAAACTTCTTAAACATATTAGTCATAGTTTGATCATATTTTACTTTTGCGGCGTCTGGAGTTGTTCCTATCATATCTGCTAAAAGCAAAACTGGCGGAGAGTGCTCTGGAAGTGATGTCTTGACAGTAGAGAAATGAGGATAGTCCGACAACGTTGGCCATGGTGAGCTATACGTTTTCATTTTTTCTGGATCTGGTTCAACATGAAAAACGTCTAATGAATCGTCGATGCCTAAAAATTCGAACTCTCTAATACGATATACCTCTTCACTCCATCTCAATGCTAATCTCTTAATATTTCTTATCACTAATTTAGTAAAAGGCATTAGTATTAGGTTAATCAAACTCTCAAAAGCCCAACCAACAATTGGAATAGCTTCAATCCAATTTGGTAAGTCAAATGGCTGCATTGCTGTCATTTCATCTTCCATTGCTTTACCTAATGGACCTAAATGATCTGAACCATAATTTACTTTTTCTACCAATTCTATTCTCATGTTATCATCAAATCTATTTCTTGCGTTTCCATTTTCATCTTCGTGAATATCATTAAAATAGCACTGAACTTCATATCCCCAAGACCACTGGGTACCAGCATATCCTCCTTCGTAACCCATTCCTGAACCTGGCTCTCCGCCATTATTGGTAGAAATATAGTATTGGGAGCCGGCGCCATCAAAGGCTTTTGGTCCATAACGCATACCGGCGGCGTTATCTCTAAAATCGAGAACAATATCGCACCCTAAATCATCCGGGGAATAGAGTGATTTGCCAGAATGGGCGCCATCCCCGCCGTTAACAGAGATGCCAGAGCCCTTTCTAATTTCTCTAGTAACCCTAACTTGCTCCCTACTTTGATCTGCATAAAGAGAGGTATTATACCCAAAATCAGGAACCATAAATAAATTAACACCTTGAGTTAGTGAACCAAAAAAGTTGTTATACTGAAGTTTTTCAAAGTCAACATATCTGTGGTTTCGTCCTGTGGACTTGTTACTGCTTTTGAATCCGTAGTCGCCATCATCCAACGATTTTCTTAAGTCATTGCCCATTGAAGTTAGTGTGTAAAATCCAGGCTTGATGGTGAAAGATGTTCTATCGTCGTCGGGCATTCCAGCATTTAAGAATTGCCTTTTCATCCATTCCCCTACATAATAGGGATATTGTCCATATTGTCCACTGAACCCTTGGCTAAATTGAAAAAACGAAAAGAAGCCGCTTGTAGCTTCACCACCATTGGGAAGGTTAGTTGCATAATTTACGTAAGCCTTACTATTGGATGATTTTGCATGGTGACTGGTAAGGGCAAAACCCTGCGTGTCCGCCAGCATGAGGTTCATAAATCCCCATTGCGAATCACTATTCCAGAAATTACCATTACCCATCATATCTTTACCATAATCTATTTTAAGCATTTCTAAATTACCAGCTAAAGCAAAAGATCCAAGAGCAGTCATTTCTGGTGATTCGAAGGGAAATATTCCGTCATCACAGCCGGGCTCACTCACCAATGGTGGCATATTTTTGGCAATGTGGTTACCCAAACCACCTTGAAGTATGTCAGAAAGATCTCCAAGATCTTCTAGAGTGTTTTCTCTTATATTGCAGAACATTTCGTGGCACTGTTCTGGTGACGCTCTCCCCTCCAGTAATTGACATCTTAAATCTTTAAACTGCTGAATTTGCTCTGGTGTGGAGCACATGGATGGGTTTGCCGGCAACATTTCTTCATCAACACTTGGCATACCGGAGCCTGGGTTCCCCCATATATTTCGCGCAGCTGCATCTTCCAGTTGAGAACGAGCATCAATCGGTATCAAGTTTCCAATATTGTTGAAAAATCTTGCTGCAGAATTTCTGTTTGGTATACCATCTCTAAATTCTGGATATTCGTATTCGATTAAATGATCTACAATTTCCAAAAACTCTGCTGACGGATTTCCAAGTAAAGCATTTGTAAGCTCAGAAGTAGTTAAAGAAGAAGATAAATCTAATCCAAATTGCATTGTCCTGTCACGATTAGCAAATGCAGCCGAACCAAGTCCAAGCTGACTCATTAGATCTAATATTGTATCTTCTACTTGTTTGTCATCTGCGTCTGGACCGCAGATAGTATCTTTAATAACTTGTGCTAAATCAGCAGTACCTGCCATTGCCCCGGGAAGTGCTACTGCAATAGCACCACCAAGTTCTAATGCCTTACATATAGCGCTACCGATAAGTTCACAGATTTTAACCATAAGTATCATTAATACTCTCCAGATAATTTGCGTTATTATAAATTTCGCTATCATCCATATTGCTTGTGTAATATCTGCAAAATCCGGGAAGTACTGCAGGGGGTTTTCTAATCTTGGTAATGTAAATTCGGACATTCCATTACAAAAAGGAAATATAATTGATTTTATGAAATCCGGAAATGAAGGATTAAGTAAAGGAGGATGTGGGCAATCTAATGTGCTAATAATACTAGCAATTATTTGAGCACCAGGAAATTTATTTAATTCGTCTAGAAGCTCAAACAAGTTATCACTATAAACTTCCAAAAGAGCTTTTATGTATGCTTGCATTATATTATCAACAGGCACGTCATCCATTCCCGAACGCGCTCGATCATTTTGCTCGACTAACGTTCTTTCATACTTACCAGCTGAAACTTGAGAGTTTGGTGTCGGTGTCATACCCTCAAAGTTATCTTCTGCCATATTTTCTCTTTCTTTATCGATAACAGATTGCATTTCCCATGGCTTAGGTATGACACCCTGACTCGTAAAAAAGCTGCCTTCCCTTAATTGTTTCTCCACCATGGCGCCTAGTTCTTTTTGTTTATCTTCAGGTAGTCCTCCAAACAAGTCGCCAAACTGTTCAATACCCATGCTCTGAAGAGCAGACATAAGCATTTTAGAGAGAGCTTCGTCTAGTGTTAGTCCGCCAGTTAAGCACTGAATCACTGATTGGAGAAGATCAAACAACCCACAAATTTTAATTCTTTGAAAACCAAACTTATACATTGTTCCCATTAATGATGAAACAGATCCTAGATTAGACGAAGATGCCGCAACAGACAAACACAGCATCACAAACACATTGTCATCTTTTGATAATTTTCCAAAAGCCTGCTCTTGAGCCATCGCATATGCTTTTGTCATATCCATAGCGCCTTCGCCTGGATATAGTCCAGCTAAATAATCATCGGACAAAGACTCATTTATGCTATCCCTGCATATTGACTTTCTCCATAGATATGCTACGGCATCGCCGATGCTAAACACTTCGTCAAGAATATCCTGTCCAAGTTCTTTAAACTCTTCAGCCAGTGCATCACCTACGCAGGACGCGATCGATTGCTCTGTGTTCTCTTCTTTGATGTCAAAAAATACTTTTGGATATGTATATTTTTCAACAAAATCTTGCCACGGTATTTGAACGCGGGCATTCAAAGCACGTGCCATTTGAGGTATTTGCGCAAAATAAGCTACTGCCGTTTTATCTTTCCAAGGACCTTGAGCATTCAGTGGCTTAAGCCTCTTTTTGGAAAAATATATAGGAGTACTACCACAGGCAACAGTCCACAAGCGCATAGAGTGCAATTCATAATTTTTAAAAACAAATTTAACTTTTGTTACAAGATCATCAGTACTAAATAACCCAAATAGTTGCCCGGGCAATCTGTAGTTTTTCGCGTCTAGGAAAGCTTCGAAGTCGTTCATCATGCTTCGCATTACTCCGCTGCCAAAGATGCCGTCGTCTCCATAATCTTCTAAATTAAAGATTGTTCTGTTAGCCTTATAGTAAGCATTGCCTTCGCCTATAGAACGATATACTTTTAAAAGCCTCCCGTACATGTTCAACCCTTTTCTTACACGAATAATCTGCGTTGTTAGTTGAGCGGCATTATAAGTAACCTTTACTGTGCCGGGCTCATCATCTTCGAAGGGCTCTGGTTCTGGAGCACGTGGCGGAAGATCGTAAATCGTATCAAATGGGACAGAGTATAATAATTTTAATCTTGAGAAATTCTTTGGAGCCAAGTCATATCTGTCATATATAATTGCATTTCTAACCTTTTCTTTTGATGAAACGCTATCATCTTTATCATAAAAATTTAATAAACTTTCAATTGCTTCTTCTTTAAACTCATCAAAGTTGTCATCTACGTTAGGCTTTATAACTTTATGAGAAGTTACTTTGGTTACTTGATAAAAACATTTCTTTTCGTTTAAAAATGGCTCATCAATATCCCTATTTCTCCATTGAGGATTCAATGCAGCTGGATTAGGCGTGCAAGGACCCTTACATGGTACTTCTGGTGTGGTGATGATGTCATCACAGACGTCTATAAGACCGTCTCTATCGACATCTTGAAATTTTAAAAACTTAGAATCAGCCATTTGTTTATTTCTCTTTTATTAAGTTAGGAATATATTTGGACTACAAACATATCTATAGCCTGATGGTACCATGTAGTATTGCTCCCACATAGTAGCTTTAACGCGAGTAGCCCACAGGTTTTGTAGTCCAAAAGTCAATTGCCCAGCCGTCGCGGGAGGGCCTTGCGCTGCGTTCCATGGGCGCCAAGGATCAATTGAGTTAGTAACATTATATCCACATTGAATTAGCAACAAGTTGTATACTGCAGACCATATGTTACCCATAATTTCGTTCATTTCTAGCAATGCTTTGGTTAAGTTTTCTCCTTTCACCGCCGCTTGCAAATAAGGAACAGTTTCAATTGGGTTTTTAAGTCCGCCATATACCCACTTGTCTGAAGAATAGTTACCCGCAATTAGTTCAATGGTTGGGGCAATGGTGCTTTTACCACCAAATGCGTTAGTCTCCCCTCTAGAGCCATGACCCTCTACACCATCGGCGCGCCCAGTACATAATTTGAAGCTATTTCTAGCAATAATTCTGACGTCATCAGCCTTTATTCCTATTCCGGCTCCCGGCCGGACTTTACCTGGAACACCATTAGCAATTCCAAAGTTATGATCTATTTTAGTCAATTGACTTATGTAAATTCTGGCAGCATCTGCCGAAAACATATTCGACACCACTGAACCTTTTTTTGCTCCTTTCCCCTTCCTGGCGCTAGCGCCCCTACCAACAACTAAATCAATAGTCGATGCATTTTGATAGCCGCGGGCGCCGAAACCACTAAAAATGGTGTCGGGACGATCTGTACCTAGTACAATTGAGGCGCCTTGGTGTTCAATAATTGATTCACCGGCGGCTAATTTAAACTGAAGCTTCTTCATCGGAACTACAGTATGAAATATCCCAGAATCTTGTGGAACCATCTGAACTGCTTCAGGGGCTTGTTTGATCTGGTTGTAAAGTGTATCCTGTGCTCCAACAGGCTCAAACGCCTTTTTTTTCGGATCGAAAGACATAAATTATCCCTTTTATATTATATAAGTATCAAAAAAAACGTTTTTTGTTCAGTTAAACCTTCGAATAAGTGTCTAGTTTATACTTCACTTTCACCGTATAAATCGTCGTCGGCTGTGGAGCTTTCAGCTAATTCATAGTCTGAAATTTGTTGAAGTGCGTTATGAAAAACATTTGAGGTAGTGCTCCAACTTCTTTCAATTACTTCTCCGTCCCTTACTACTCTTCCAGATGCCTTTAATTCTATTAATTCTTGTTTTGAAAACTGAGTGTTCCAATTTCGGTAATAGTTCCACGTTAGTGCCTCTGCATCATCAGCAATGCCGGTACCCGGTAGTTTTTTAAATGAACTCATTTTGCCTTTAATAATTTTTGCAAACGCTGCCATTCCTCTTTCTAGGTTATCAAAACCGGCAAAAATTCTTTGATCTCCGCCATTGTCTCGAAAACAGGTTTGATAATCAAAATCTGATTTTTGTGCTCCCGTAAACGGACGACGATTATCAAGCTGAATACCTGCAACATTATTTGCTGGAAATGAGAACCCGGGTTGTTCCATATTCATAAACGCCCACATTATTGCCAGTTGATCCCCTTCGATTCCGAGGCTCGATAATGAGTCGAGCACTCGATCGGAGCCGTATGATATAAACCTCGTCGGCTTTTTTTCTAATCCGGGGTATATTGAAGGGCGACATTTACTAAACGTAGGATCGTCTTTTGCGCCGCCTGTGGCAGCCCCCTCTAGATAATCAAAATTTGAACCCAAAAGTGCACCAGTGCTGCGTGTAAAGTTTGTTCCTCCCTGCCCAGCTCCGCCAGCAGTACCAACATACTCTCCCGTTTGCATGTTAAGTGCCCCTTCAGTACCATCTCTTTTTAGTCTAATATCTATGATATCACCCATTGCAATACCAAGATTACCGGCAGTTCTGATAACCACTGTTGTGTGTAAATTAACTATGGTTAGGGCGTCCAGCGTCGGAGTAGCGGACTCATCATCGGTGACTGATAGAACGTTAAATGCAGGGTTTGTCGGATCTGGTAAGTACTGATGTGGGGAGTTGTCACTAATAATTCTAACTTTTGTTATATACGTATATATTTTTGCCTGCTGTCCTAGATCTGCCTTGGTTGCGGTTCCATAAGAAGATGCCTCAGTAACAGTTAGCAGCTTGGGGGGCACCAACACCATCGCTGGAAATATATCCTGCTCTCCATATGCATCAAAAGAAACGGATTCAGATATAGATTTACGTAAAAGATCTAAGGAGCCATCAATAGATACAAGATTCGAACGATTTAAAAAACGCTTTGACACGCTACGAATTTCCTTGTATTATGTCGTATAAATTATCTTTATCCATTGAAGACAATTCATCGGAAGAAGAAATTGTCTTTTGTTTAATTCCAATAATCTTTACAAGCTGCTCGTTGGAACGCTGCATAGTTTCGATATGCTTGGCTGCAACAGGACTAAGGCTACGATTATTATCAGCGTCATTCGCAATCTGTGTTGCTATTTCGTTTAGGAATTCTTTTGCTATTTTGCGATCGCTTCGAATATTATCAAGTGCTTCAACTATTAAATTATCTAAATTTTCCTTACTCATATATCACCATTTTGCCATCCACTTTTAAAGTTATAGTATCTTTTTCTAAATTTTTTCAGAGAATTTACTATCTGTTTGGTGTTTAAGCCCGTAATTTCTCTAAGGTATAGGTAAATAGCTTTCTTATTAAAAATCTCAATGTCGTCTTTTGATTCAAATAAAATGTTTATTGCTTTGTATACCTTGAGATCGTTATCTTTCATTTGGGATTCATCCCATGATTTTAGCTCATTGTAGAAGGAGTTCCAAAATTCTTCTTCCTCTCTATCTTTAAGGTATGAATCATCTGTTGATAGATACCTCTCTTCATAATGTTTTGCAATGTTGTCAAAGTCAACTTCTCTTTGGTTTCTTTTCTGTTGCTTTTTGACTCGATGAATAAACCAGTTTTTTGTAATAACACTGAAGTAGGAAAAGGCTTTAGAGCCCTTTGTAGAGTCGTACTTATCGAGGATAGTCATTAGCCAAATCTTACACTCATCTCTTAATGAATCTATATTCGGCAAATTTGTAAACTTATACGTAAACACAATTTTATCAACCATTTCGTTAAAGGCTGGTTGTATGTAATTTACGTAAAGCTCTGTCCTCTCTTTAATGCAATTTGTTTGTGAATATCTTATTATTGCGTCTTCATGTACTTTTGTAAAATAATGATTCTTTTTTCTTCTAGCTCTTGTTTTGGGTTTCTGTTTCAATTTCTATTTCCTTTATATCTGCTTCTGCTGGAACAAACTCTTCACCTGTTAGAGAATAAATATATTCAAATGTGTCAAGATAATCGTTGAAGGATCTCGCATGTTCCATTAAATGGTGCAATGTGTCATCGCCATAAAACATCTCTAATTCATAAACTTCTTTAGTATGCGCTGCAAGGGAATCTGCCATATCTTTAAGATCTCCCAATTCCATGGAGACAGATAGTAATTGCGAGATTACATTTCTTGCATACACAAAAACACCCACATTAAAGATAAGCGAAAGTGTTGATACGCAAATTAGTATTATTTCTAGTTTACTCATTTAAGAACATAATCTCCATAATCAAATAAAAGAAAGTCATCATGATAATATTCAAGAAATTTTTTATGAAGTTCTGGTTCTGATTTTAATATCGTATGTAACGCTCTATTCGCTTCGCCGCGTCTCGATCCTCGTTGGTTATTGTGATGTGTCCCAAGAAGAGATTCCAAAGATCTATTTTTTTCTGGAATTTTTAAATCCCTCACTAGACGAATCATTTCGTTATGATAATCTTCACTCTTGTATAGCTTAGTCGACTCAGAATGCCAAGTTGTTTGTGGCAAAAACATCCTATCCAGCTTATTCGAATCGCGATCCCAACCATATTGAGTTGGCTTTTGAACAATATCTTCAAAAAGATATTCTGTTAAAATTGTATATATTAGAGATTTTATTTTTATGTATCTTATATTTTGATTAGAATAGTGATGATCGTTGCCTGAATAAATGGGAGTTTTCAAGTTTGTTAACTCTTTCATAAGCCAATCTTTTCCTGGGCGACTGCGCCAGTTAACAACACTGCAAAATCTTGAATAAGGGTTCCTGGTAATACAGAACGTTCCATGATCAGAATACTTTTTAATGGACAGCATTTGATTTGCTGTCATGTGAGTTGTTACATTAGCATCACAATCAGGATCTTCAGAATCAGTCATTTTAAAAATGATGTGTGCTGTGGAAGTTCCATAATTTTTAGGCACATGAACAAATATTTGTTTCATGTCTCTTATACAATTCTTTCTTATCTCTGCTATAGCCTCTTTTTCATTAGAAGCATCTGAATCATTTAAATCGTATTTTCCATTATTTTTAATTTTAACTTTCATTTTTTTCACTGTGCGCTGCGGATGTTGCTTTTTTCTTCATATCTTCTAGAATTTTTTTATTATCATCGATATACTTTTTTGTTATATCACCAGTCTTTTTTGAATTACTTTTTTTTATAACATGTAGCGGTTTTGTTAGTAATTTACTAATGTCAGGCGCATCGCAAATAGTACAAAGTTCCTGTTGCTCAGACATCATGTGATAAACGTAGAAATCACCATGACAATTGTGGCAGTGATAATAATATTTTGGCACTACCGCACCATATTAACTAAATCTTGCTCACTGATGTTTTGTTCATTAGAAACACGAACAGTGGGAGGATTTTTAACTACCAACCCTTCGGTGCTATTAGTCAGTTCGAATCCTCTTAAAATTGGAACGATGTCAATCTCATTCAAAAGAGATTCTTGAAGTGCCATCATAATCGATCCCAATGCCTGATTAGAGAGCTTAAATGTGACTTCGTTTTGATTATCCATTTATGTTTCCTTCTACTTTATTTGTGAGATATGTGACATCAGATGCCACGTCTTTCTTAAACCTATTCAATTCTGTTTTAAGAGTGTGCACTTCGTCACTGAATGAGTTTAATCTTCTCTGGAGTCTGGTGATCTCCTCTTTTAATTCTTTTACTGTTGCCATTTTTGTCTCCTTTGTTATTCGTTACTGGCGTGTGTTATTTTGCCCCATTTTAAGGTTGAGAACCTTTTTTGTAATTGTTTTTCTAGTTTTTTATATTCAGGATGCCCCTTGCCATGAACTTCCATAGCAAGATTTTTAATTTTTTTATCTAAATCGTACTCAAATATTTGATCAAATATTTCATATTCGCAGCCTTCGCAATCTAGTTTTAGAAAATCAATATAATCTATATTATTAATATCAAAAATTTCTTTTATAGATATTTGATCAGGAATATTTTCATGTATTATATTTGTAGATCTGTCATTTTTAAATCTTTCTTCAGATATGTAGCTATCTTTTCCTGCGTACAGTGGCTTATGTCCACCATCATTATGTCCGGCTTCTAATATTTTACTAATACGATTTTTACCCGTGACGCCGGCGTTAAAAACATTCGCATTTTTAAAATTTTCTAAATTTTGTTTGGCTGCCAAGTAATTTCTTTCGATTAACTCGTAAGCATAAATATTGCAGTCTGGATATTTCTCTGCTGCTAAAACCGAAAACCATCCATAATTTGAGCCTATGTCAACGATATGTAAAGGACTTCTATTGAAATTAATTTTTTTAAATCCATAACAGTCGCTGGAGTACACTTCGTGTTTTATTGTTGAGTTCCATCCTTTATTCATTTTACTTCCAATCCTCTGAGTTTATTGCCTTGTCGTCGATAAATAAATCATACATAGGCTTTCCAAGCTTAAGATCATGGTGCTTTGCTCCCCATCTTACAAGCTGCTCTTTTGTCACATCATACCAATCAATGCCCGTGCCTGAGCCTCTGGCAGTCCAGTATACCACAGTATGTCCATCATCATAAAACTTATTTGCTTTTGCAATATTCTCCTCAATCGGAGTAGAGTTGCTGTAATTTCTATCATCCGGAGTGTTTGCAATCGTTTCGTCAATATCAATATAAACTATCATTTAAAATCCCATCGAATCCCAAGTTTCATCAATTTCAATACCAGTATTTTTGAGCTTAACTAAAAGATTATCGTGAGTATCTTGAGATATGCCACATTTTGTGTGATGGAACTCAATCCACAATTTATCGATTAAATCAATCGAGCCATCTACTATCATCTTATTGAGCACATCATACTCAGATCCCTCAATATCCATTTTCAAAATAATGAAATCTTCTTTAGAAAAATTTTCTGTTATCCACGTGGAGATATCAATTGTATCAACAGTAAAAGCCTCAGTCCTTTTGTGTGCTACGCTATTAAATTTGTTTTTTTCTTCATTTAACGTACTGGAGCCCGTGCGCATATCTTCGGAGCCGTACTTGTCTTTAGTTACGATAAAGAAATCTTTTTTTCCATTAGACGTCCAGACTGCTTTTCTAAACAGCTTGGTACCCGTTTTTTCAATATCTTCATAAAAAACAGGATTAGCTTCAAAAGAATAGATTTCAAAATCTGGACTATCGTGTCTCAGGACTCTAAATTTTCTAACTGATGAGCCATTGTAGGCGCCACAATCAATAAAAACTTTTTTCATTTAAACTTTCTCCATAAAATCATAAAGAGGCTCAATTTCTAAGTTATTATTATACGTATCTTTTGAAATTTTGTGTAGGGCGCTATATGGAGAACCGGGGTGATATGTCGGGTGCTCTATAAGATTTTCTAAATTATTATCCAACTCATGATGAACTAGATAATTCAATGTTAACATCAGCCTGTTTCCTTGTTTAAGTGGCATCCCTTTATGAAACCCGTTTGTTGTGGCAATTAGCAAATCGCCGTAATTAGCAGTTAAAGGTATAATTTTGTCTTTGCCGTATAGTTGTTCTATTTGCTCATCACTCCATCGATGATAATCCAACCAAAAAGGACTCAAAGGCTTCTTTGAATTACTCCCTTCAACATAAGTAAACGGTCCATTTGACATGTCTACATCATTCAAGTAGATAAAAAACTTTAATAATTTTACCGGACTATTAAAGTCATTATGATACAGACACGTTCCTGATGCTATAGAATTTTTACTATCGCTATATCTTAAATTACTTGTGCCAATTCCAGGAAAGCATCCAAAAAAACTGGTGGCTATAGATACTATCCGATTATCGGAAGCGATCTTATTCACAGCTGGAACATTCAAAAATGGCATATGAATATATTGATGTTGTCCGCCATTAGCTTGTCTCACGATATCCGGATTATTTTCCATCAACACTGATTTAGTAGCGTCTTTTACATAGTTTAATACATTAAGATCAAAAAAATTCTCTATCTTGAACCATCCTTTTTCTTTAATTTGATTTGATATCTCTTTGGAATCGTAGTTAGAGAATTTTTCTAATAAATTAGGGTATTTTTTTCGTCGCTCAGTAATACGCTCGTTATACCACTGAACTGATTGAGTACCGCCTTTGTAAAAAGCTGGAGATGTTGGAGTTAGCCAATTCATAACTTATTCTTTGAATCCTTTGTTTTTTATAAACGCATGCTGTTCTTCGCCATAACCCAAATTTTTATATGCAGTGTTTGGATAAAAATTATTAATATGCTCCCAAAGCAATTTATGTTGATCTAAGTAACTTTTAAGAATCACCTCTTGCGAAACTCCATGATAGCATGAAGGAAAGCTATTCTTTCCGGTTTCGAAACCATGGTTACCTTTTATCTGATATATTGGACCATCTAAGCCAATAAAAGAAACTTCTTTACAGCCTAAAGCGCCAGCAAATATAAGCATTCGGGCGCCAATTCCAATCTTGCTGTAAAATCTTGTATGCATACAAAAATATCTTTCGTAGTCGTCAAAGGCGTGCGCTACCCACTTATCGTGAATTTCAAAACCATAATACGGATTATGTTTCTGTCGATATTGTAGAAACTCCTCAGATTGCAAGTCAACTTCGGGCATTATCATTGCTAAATCAACTTTTAAATCTTTTAGTCGCGGGTGTCTAAAAAAATGGTTGCACGACCATATATAATCATACCCTTCAGTGCTCCATTCGGTTTCTTTCGAAGATGGGCCGCCGGCAACAAATAAAACTTTAGAGTCTTTATATTTTTTAAAATAATCTAAATTAGAATACACAACGTTTGAATCCGCCACAACTGATTTAACAATTTTTTTGAAAGATTCTGGATTTGAATTTTTACAGTCGTTTATAACCCAATTGGGAAATGAACTAATTGCTCTATGATGCTGGAAAACATCGATATACATTAGTCTAGTCCTCGCAACTTCTTACGTGCAGGCAACTCTCCGTCATAAAGTCTTTTGACGCCATCACCAAGTGCTATTTCTAATTCTCTTATACCTTTCACTAGTTTTATTAGCCCTTGAGGCTCAAGCGAAGCTAAATGATCAGAGCCCCACATTGTCCTGTCGAGCGTGATATGCCTCTCGACGATCGTAGCGCCGAGGTAAACGCTGGAAACAGTAGTCCCTAAACGGAATTCGTGCCCACTATATCCAACCTCACAGTTGTATCTTTCTCGTAAAGTTTTGATACATTGCAAATTTAATTCTTCTAGGGGCGCCGGGTATGTTGAATTACAGTGCAGAAGTGCAAACTCGCAATCCTCTTCGCGAAGCCACTTAACAGCGGTATCTATTTCCTCTACGGTACTCATGCCTGTCGAAAAAATAACCTTTTTGCCGCTTCTTGCACATCCTCTCATTAACTCTTCATGAGTTAACATTGCTGATGGCATTTTTATAAATGGAATATCGTACTTCTCTAGAAACTTTAAACTATCCATATCCCAAGGAGATGCGGACCATGCTATTTCTTTTACTTTACAATACTCATCTATTTCATCATACTCTTTTTTTCCAAATTCCATTCGATACTTATACTCTAAGTAACTCATTGTTCCCCAAGGAGTTTCGCGTAAAACTGCCTTTTGGTGTTCTGGGACACATACATCTGGATTTCTTTTTTGAAACTTTACTGCATCACAACCAGATAGAGATGCAATATCAATCAATCTTTTCGCTGTGTTCAAGCAGCCATTATGGTTAATGCCAATCTCTGCAATTATGTATGTTCTCATTTTCGATTCTCCTTCAACGAATCAATGTACAATGTCTCGCACAATTCGAATTGCCATGGATAATCAATATCCAGACATTCACGCTCTTTCATTGGATAGAGTTCAATATCCCCAGGTTTTTGAAAATCACCCATCCAAATACCATTTTTAATGGGCTCCATCTTCCCGGCATAAAGACAATGTGCAGCCTCATAAGTAACCTCAACTACTTTTGTGTTCATACATGCCTCAGAGGCAGGCCATGGTGTTTGTAGGGTGCCATCTTTATTCCAAAAATAGTTTTTCTTTTCCATAACACCGAATAATCCTTCTGAATCTGTTTGCATGTATGCCTTAACAAACCCGTCAATTGTCGATGTCTCTAGAAAAGGTGTGCAGCCATTAACTAAAACACAATACTTAAATGGTAACTTGTCCCACCACTCGTACATATCAGTCATAGGGGTTCCTTCTGAGTTTGCAGATTTTTCACTTCTCAAAAAGACATTGGCGCCTCGATTGTTTGCGATATCAATTAGCTCCTGCTCATAAACAGAAACATAAAAATTATCTTTAGGTATGAAATTTGAATCTAAAACTTTTTGTATTGATAAATCAAACAAGGTAGTCCCGGCAAAAGGTTTAATCATTTTTTGCGGGATTCTTTGGGAACCAAGGCGCGCTTGGATAATAACACATATGTCCTCTAAGCGCTTCATCAGTCTCCGCGGTGTATCCTATGACTATCACTATCAAAGTGTTGCGTGGAAAACTCATAAAGATACGAATCTTCTAGGGCATACATTTGATGCCTTAAGCCAATCGGTACATAGAAATTTTGCCCTGCTTCCAAAATAATCTGTTTAGCTAATTCTGGATTATCGCCATCGCTATACTTTACAATCATTTTTCCTGACTGGAGATAGAATACTTCGTCTTTCTTTTTGTGGAAGTGCCAAGAACACTGCTTTCCTTTCTTAAAGAATAATAGTTTTCCGCAATATTCCTCTTTGTTTACAATCCATTTTTCATATCCCCAGCCTTTTTCAACATATTTCATTGGAGGATGAATAAGGTGCTCTACCATACTGATTTTCCTCCATCAATAACAACATTTTCTCCAGTCATATAAGAGCTGGCATCTGAGCACATGAAAACGATTGCACCCTTGTATTCGTCGATGTGTGACATTCTATTCATAGGAATTATGTTTGTTAATTTATCCACAAACTCTTCCGGATGATTGTTATAAACAGCAGTAGGGCTGATAGAATTCACTCTGATGTTCTTTTCTGCAAAATATACAGCAAGATACTTTGTCATTCCTACAATTGCCCATTTTGCTGCTGAGTAGGTGATTGGCTTGACGTTCTGCATGTTTTCATCAACGTTATCTTGACGATACAGCCTTTGATCTGGCGCAATAACTCCAAGATCGGATGCTATATTTAGAATAACTCCACCACCATTTTCTAGCATTTTATTTGCTACAGACTGAGAACAATAAAATGTGCCATTCATTGCGGCGTCAACACCTTCCTGCCAATATTCCGGAGTCATTGTTTCGAACCTACTGTCGGGTGTTAAGCCGCCGCCTTTTTTAACTTTTGGATCTTTCGCTGCGTTATTGATTAAGATATCAATTTTATCGCACAAATCTACAACAGCTTGAACTGACTTAGGATCAGTTACATCCATATGGTATGCACGCGCAACGCCGTCGCCGTATTTTTCATTTAACATCTTTGCTTTTGCTTCTACTCTATCAATGTGATGATCTGTTAGTACAACATTGCCACCAAACTCGATAATTGCTTCGGCATGCTTAGGCCCAAGCAAGCCGCCGGCACCCGTAATCATGGCAGTTTTTCCAGTTAAATCAAATACTTTACGAACACTCATTATACAACTCCTTAAATAATTTTGTATGATTTTTGATAGTCTTCTCTTCTTCGCCAAAGTTCCCTCTTGCAGTTTGAAGAGTATATAAACCATTATAACTCAATTCTTTTAATTTGGCAAATATTTTTTCAAATTCTGTTGCTCCTGTTAGCGGATTAACTGTTTCATTATCCCTGTTTCTGTCTTTTAGGTGAACGTTGTTTATTTTTTCATGAAATAAATGTAAATATACATCATGTTCTACCCCAACCGTTGTCATATTGCCGGTATCATACGTTAAATAGAAATTATCACGCATAAAAATTATGTCAGCAATTACGTCCATCTTGTCTTCAATTTCAAAAGAAAAATTTAATTTACTATATTTGTCAGAAAACTCTTGAATCTCAATAATGAACTTATCTCTCTTTTTTATGTCGCTCATACTGGACTCTTCTAAAATTGGAATGGTGACATTTTTAATTTTATTACGAATTGCAGCTTCACAAATTGGAGTCAAATTATCGGATAAGAATTCAGTATCTATAATTTTTTCACTCACTAGATTGTCTGCACAAATAGAGCTAATTGAATAGTTGCTTAAATCTTCAGTGAAAATTGGATTATTCTCAAAAGATTTTTCAGTTACAATCCACTCAATATGATTTAAGCCCATATCTTGCAGTAAATCAAATTCCTTTTTCCAATCCGAAGGAGTATCCTGAAACCCCTCTGTTGGAGGAGATAGTCTACCTTGTATAATGCCCATTTTCATTGAATGTTTATCCTTGTTAGTTGTATTTCATTTGATATCATCTCACCGTCAAAAGATATTGAAAATACAATATGCTTAGCTATTTCTTCTGGATCAATAAAGGTATCAAAATCTTGATTTTTTACTTTTCTTCCCATCTCTGTTTGAATAGAGCCCGGAGAAAAACAGAATGAGCGTATGTTTTTAGTCCTATATTCGTCGTGTATTGCCCGTGTGAGCCCAAGTAAGGCGTGCTTTGACGCACAGTATACCGAAGTGTTTTTAAAGCCATTGTAGGAAGATGAGGAGCCGATATTGACTATTCTGCCCCACTCATTTTTAATCATGCTACCTACAAGATCTTGTGTTAGCAAAAACGGAGCACGAACATTTAATTCAAAAGATTTATTAAAATCTTCAATTTCTGTGTCTTTAAGGGCTTTTACAACAAAAACACCCGCACAATTAATTAAAACATCTATCTTTCCTAAGCACTCAAGTGCGGAACTTGATAATTGTTTCACTTCACCTATGTTTTCTAAATTTGCCGTCATATAGAAAACTTTATTTGTGGTGGCTATTTTAGTTGCCAATCTTTGAAGTTTTTCTTCATCCCTGCCGGTTAAAAATAGATTACAATCATGCTTAACAAATTCAGCAGCGATGCATCTTCCAAGTCCGCCAGTGGCACCTGTGATAAGAACGTTCTTATCTTTTAATATGGGAAACATTTCTATCATATAAACTTCTAAAAATATCTAAGTTTATCTGCCACAGCTTGCTCTGCCGCTGAGAATGTTTTCATGCCTGTTCCAACGATCGTAGATGCTACCGAAATCTGTTCAATCAAGGCATTTAGCTCGTCAGGCTCAATTGAGGCAGACTGATCGGAGCCATACATTTCCTTATCTAAAGTAATGTGCCTTTCAATTGCACTAGCACCCATAGCGACAGCCAACATAGATGGTAATGTGCCGGATTCATGTCCACTATAGCCAACAGGACAGCTGTATCGATCTTGAAGAGTTTTGATCAAATTTAAGTTGCAATCCTCGTCGGCGCAAGGATACGTTGAAACACAATGAAACAATGTGTAGGGACAATTACATTCATTAAAAATATTCACCGCATGATCAATATCTTCAAAATTACACATTCCAGTGGAAATAAATGTATGCCTTCCTTCACTGGCAATTTCTTTTAGTAGTTCAGTGTAAGTTAACATCGCTGATGCCACCTTATTAAATGGAAGATTATATTGTCTCAAAAAATGTTGACTTTGAATGTCCCATGCTGACGCAGACCATAGAATGCCAACTTCCTTACAATAACTATCAATTATATCGTAATCTTCTTTGGTAAATTCCAAGCCTTCCTTTTGCTCTCTTTGTGTAGTACCCCAGGGACTTTCTCTATTTCCAGCTAAATACTCAGCGGTGTAAACTGTATCAATGTCCCTTTTTTGAAACTTTACAGCATCACAGCCGGCTGCAACTGCCATGTCTATAAGTCTCTTGGTTATATCTAAATCGCCATTGTGATTAATGCCTATTTCGGCAATAAAGAATGGTGTCTTTTGTCTTGTGTTGTATGGATCGAATAATTCCATGCCTTCTCCTTGTTAATCTAATTTTACTCTTTCTATGCCTTCATATAGAGTGCTTATATCGGATACTAATTGTAATTCAATTCCATGTTTTTGAAGCCAGTAGAAAACATCCTTTGAAGATTCTCTTCCGGCTTGTATTTCCCAATCCAAAACATCTCCTCGATTAAACAAATCTTTTGTGTTTCCATAAAAATGTTGATACGTATCTTCGTTTACATTATCGTTGGTAAGATCCCAACCTAATCCAATTATCCTTTTTACCCCTAAATGAACAGTTAAGAAAAGTACTGTTTCTAACATTATACCCGGTCCGCAAGGGCGTGTCAAGGAATTAGAGAACAAAAAATCATCGAATTTTTTAGTTAACGTTACAAATTCATTGTTTATTTCAGTCCGAATTGGAATTTTAAAAAACAAATCATGTTTTTGATAAGGATGCCAACGTTGCCCAAGATCGTAATTACTGCTGGCAACAACAATTGGGCGAGTATGCTCATCATATGTGTAATGCTGCAATATCGGCTTACCCGAAGGCATTGGCAGATTTGCGCAATTAAAAAAGTGAAAATCTGTTACACCTGGAAAAACATCATAAGCCTGTTTGACACTGACTGTTAGTTTGTCTGATAAAAACTCTTTTAGGAAGTCTTCTGAATAATTCCCTAAGCTTGGACCGCAATTTAAGATGTAAGCCGTGTCGCCCTCGTAAGAATCTTTTAAAATATCAACCTTTCTTTGTAAGTCATTGGTAAGTGATATTTTTTTTCTAAGCCTGTTTCTTTTAAGAACATGTTCAGAATAAGCACCATTTAGATCACCAAAGACGTGCTCTACTATGTCTTTTCCTATCTTTTTAGCATCAAAGTTATGATTGTTCAATAGCGTTTGCTTTAGTTTTTTACCTTCTGCGGCTAGTTTATCTTCTTTCCACATATCGTAGGCAAGTCTTAATTTTTTCCTGGCGCTTGAAACACTTGGCTCATACCATTCACTATCAATAGAGTAGACTGGATTTGGCACAAGACACGTATCCCACATTCCGGATACCATGAATTTATTTTCAGGATCAATATAATCTAAATGCCCACCCTGATCGGGTACAATCACTGGTAATTCATTTAAAATTGCTTCAAAAATTGTTAAACCAAAACCTTCACCGCGGGGCAGCAGAGCAAAAACATCGCTATTTTCGTATAGCCATTTAATATTAGAATCTTCCACATAAGATGGCAATAATAATATGTTATTTTTCTTATCTTCTAGACTTATAGAGTCGCGTATGCCCTTTACTGTATTTGCGATTTGTTCAACAGTTGAGGCTTCAGAAGATTCAAACGTTTTTAATATCAAAACACAATCATCGTGATTGCCTAGCTCTGCTGTGAATGCAGCCAATAACTTATCAAAGCCCTTGCGATGTGTCCATTGAGACATTGCAAAAATCACAAACTTATCTTTTAGATTATTAGGTAAATTTAGTGGCTTAGATTTTACAAGATCAATATCATATATTGGATGAGGAGCTAAAAGAACATTGTCGCAATATTTTGAATACAATTCAACATTCATTTCACATGCTGTGATAATGCTGTGTGGCTTGAGCCATTCAAGCGACTCTCTCCACTCGTTGCATATGTCAGTTGTCTCCCATACAACCAAATGATGATTTCTTTTAGATGATTTTATTAGTTTAACCAAGCATGGCGTTTTGATACCATCTGTCGTTTTAAAACGTTCGTCAGCAAATAGAGGCATTGGAGTTGGCATATGCCAAATACACTCATAATCATTGTTTTCGATAAACTTAGAAATTTCCTCATCATCAACAAAGGAGTATTTTTTAATCAACTCTTGCTCGCGAGAAGTGAGACTCGTCAGCTCAACTGGTGCCGCTATCGATGAGTATATTTTCAAATCTATTTCTTTATCATCAATAGCTAAGTCCAAACAATCTAGATATCTGCGTGCTGCGATACCATACCCAGACAAATCTAAAAATTGAGCACAATAAATTACTTTTTTCACAATACGAAAACCTGTGCTTCTTGGGGTTCAGCTTCGCCAACAACTGAAATGATCGAATCAACAAATTGTTTATGAAGATCGTCTTCGTTAAATTTATCTCTCAGGAATTCAGCATGTGTCTGAACATAATCGATGTTGTTGTTAGTCACATCTTCATAACATAGCCTCATTTGCTCCTTTGCAGAATTTTCTCTAGCATATGCCCATTTGCTGTCGGGCTGGATGATTCCCTCCCACACTGCCTCTTCTTGGACATTATTGATATCAAATGCAACGTTGTAAAATTGACTTTTATTAGAATCGTCGATTAGAAAATCTAAATGCCCAGACCATCCAACAGAAACAACAGGAATACCAGTGTATGCTGCTTCGAATAATGGCAATCCAAATCCCTCGCCGTGAGCCAAAGAAACAAAGGCTTTAATCTTGGGATGCGAATAGAGAGAGTGTACTTCTTCATCTGTCATATCCCCATGAAGTAAGTATACCTTACATTTTCTATCCTTAAGCTCCGGTACATCTTGCATAATCTTGTGAAGCTTAACTTCCGTGTTTATAAAATCAATATGACTATTTTTAGCCATATTAGTCTTTACCACTAATCCAACTTCTTCATCTTTGAATTCTGACATAAACCATTTAATAGTATTTGCTATGTTCTTTCTTGGACCATATTGAGATACAATTAAAAAATTAAAGTCATATTCCAAATCAAGATCAATATTTGGTAATTTGGAATAATTTTTTGTTGGATAATTTACAACATCAATAGGAACACTTAATCTGTAATCGAACTCTTCTTTGGTTTGTTCATTTACGGCTCTATACACAGTGTTTTCAAATATATTCTTCGAGTGCCTGGAAACAACAATCAACTTGTCTACAATTTCATTCGAATTTTGCAGCCACTGGGGCGCCACTTTTGTTGTTTCGATGCCGGCAGTATAACCTATATTAAATCTTGCAATTTTTTCAAACTCGTTGGGGATTGTAACCTGCAGGGATGCATCGAATTGCCCACCTTGTTGGATATGTGCAATTGTTTTTTCAATTGTTTGATCAATCCAAGTACGCTCGTCGCTTACATCGTTTACCCAAGAAGTTTGCCCCCACTGTAGCGGCTGAATAAAAATATTAAATAAGTCTGGGCGGCTACGAAGGGCGCGCAGTGCAAATCGCGTTTGTTCTCCATATCCACTCCGAGTCAATAGTGGGCCTTTTAGTAAAATGCTTTTTCTCATGCTATCTCCTTTAATGTCCAACGAGAATAATTCTTTCGGCTTTCCCAGGAGCCATGGCTTTCTATAATTTCATCAATTTTGTTTATCCAGCTATTTTCAAAGGTTTCAAAATTGTAATTTTTTTGAATATGATTGATGCCTAATTGAGCCATTTTTTTATATCTTGGCTTGCTTAATTTAAGAGCCTGGGATAATGATTTTTCAAAATCTTTCTGATTTATTCTATCTTCATAAATGTAAGGTACCTGCAATGAACCAATGATGGATCTACTGCTAGGTTGAATTCCCCAGCCGAACCAATTTTCTCCGTCTGTTACTTGTTCTTGCAAACCTCCAGTCATGTTTACAATAATAGGAGTCCCGCAGGATAAAGACTCTAAAGTAGCCAAACCAAAACCTTCTGCATCAGAAATATTAATTGTATAATCAGCCATGTTGTAATAATCAGCTAATTCTTGTGGGCTAACTTTATTGGTTGACAACAGCACTTGCCCGTCTGTTATTCCTAGGTGTTCAATTAAGTGAGGAAGTGGTTGCCCATGGGGATCTTCAGCATCAGTGTGCATAAGCAATGTTGCCTTGTCATGCCCAACTTTATCAAGCCACTCCTTGAACCACCAAATTAATGTTCCAGATTGCTTTCTGCGAGCATTTCGATTATTCCAGAAGAATATTTTTTTATTTGGACTTCTAAATTTTTCGCTAGCTTCTATAACTTGACGTCGAATGTCCTTGACTTTTGCTAACTTGTCTGACTCTGTATATTTGTAAAAAATTGAAGAGTTAACAGCATGGGGAATATACCCTGAATAAGACTCCGGTGATGCGGTTTCGACTATTTTTGCTGAGACTTTTGAAATAGCAATTACTTCATCTGTAGAATCATACCACGCTTTGTTGAAGTACGGTATCGGAAAATTGTCCCAAACATGATAGTATACCATGGGAACATAAGATCTCACCTCATTCTCTATTTCCCACAGCCAATCATAAAAACGAGGATCTGTCATAAACCATAACAAATCTGGGCGTTCTTTTTGTAGAATCGAGCGAATAATTTCGCTATTTCCATAATTATCAACCGGGATGATTACAAAATCTTGCCCCCAACCGTCGACGGCAACTGGAGTATAGTCCTCATGTTTCATGGCGCCGCCAAGACATACAAATTTATATCTGCCCGTCTTGAGTAGCGCTTCGATAAAGTATTTTGTTTGTCCTGCTACACCGGATGGTGATAACGGATGATCTGATAAAACCAAAATTTTCTTTTTTTGCATTTATTAATTCCTTATGAGCAATGTTTTGTGTTATAAAATTTACAGCCGTAGCCCTTAGTGCATGACAGCTTATTCTTAATATAACGTTGTTTTTTGATATTGTATAACGCTTTGTTTAATAATTTAAGGGCATTTTCTGTCTTTCTCGCACCAGAAGTTACTCTAAAAAATTCCACCCTATTTTTATTGGCGGTTCTCTTAAGTAGTGCAAAGTGAGTTTCTACATCTTTTGGATCTACATTCATTTTTTGACAAAAGTAGTTTTTATAAAGTGTTAATTGGTATGTAACCATTGGCTCTGCGCGCTTTCTGGCATCCCAGCCCCAAGAGCAAGTCTTCCAATCAAAAATATGTATTTTACCGTCTGGAGTTGCCACTACAGCATCGATAAATCCTTTGAATTTATATTCATCATGCCCTTCAATATCTTCCATCAAGGGCATCTCTACAGCAAGAACCTCAAAATCTTCAAAATAGTCCGACAGTGCATCGTCAATTTCTGGGATGATATCATTCCCTTGCTTCATCATTTGGTGAACTAGTTTATTATCTACATCATCCTCTAATTCAGAAATGTTCTTTTTCAATTCTTGAACAAAAAAATCTTCAGATAATTCCTCTTCAAGTAGTTTCTTTTCACAAACGGAGTGAAGCGCGGATCCAAAAGCGGTGTATTCGTTGCCAGTAAATCCATCAATACCATCAACACGTGTAAGTTTGTGATAATACGGACAATGTGCCCAGTCTTTTAATTCAGAAAATGATATATGTGCCATCTAAGCCTCAATGATGTATCTTCAATATAACATGATACTTACATGGAGTCAAGTAATTCTTGATTTTGAATATTAATTAATTTTTCATACACTGCTGGAGATACTTTTTGAAGAAAATTATGATTACTATCTAAATAAAAATCTGTAAATGCTGTTGCAAAGTATTCTCTTAGAGAGGTTGCTGCGTATACGTTAATAAACAACCCTTGCATTACTCTTGCTAATTTATCATATCCAACTTTTTTGTGGAGAAAATCATCAAATTCTTGATTATATTCAATCTCGTTAAAAAATGATTTAGGCGTCTTGTATCCCATATTCCACAAAATATCATGCAACATTGCTCGCTTGGCAAGAAATTCATTCTTGATTTTTTCATCCGCATATAAATAATATCCATGCGGTGACTCGATTGAGTGCGCCACTTCGTGCACAAGATCGTCATACATATCATCTTCGTCATCTTGTAGATTAGATACATATATTGTTCCGCCATCATAAAAAGCATTAATATCACGCTCTTCAAATTCCTTAAACCAACCCACAATTATCATTTCAATTTCTTCTAAAAGGTGTGCAGGTAATTTTGATTCTAATTTTGCTACAACATTCTCTACATCAATGTCTGACGCAACTGGTTCTTTAAAATAAACGTGAATGCCTGTTGGCGTGTAGAAGTCACTGTTCTTTTGTTGTGAAGTCTGGTGTTTTTCCATCAAGTGTTTTATAAGCATCGTCTAATCCTAATTGATAACCACGCAAAAAATTCTCTTCCGCAAAAGCAAAAACAAACTCTGGGAATTCGTGCGCCATTGTTTCTGCAATCATATTTACGGTAACCTCTTCCTTGTCAAACTTTGTTCCAACATATTCAACAAGAATATTCTTTAGTTCCGTATCTGATTTAACTGCCATGGCTAGCATTTCATTTGAATGAGCTTCTTCTTCGCTTATAGCTGCATCAAGAATTTCTTCGATATTAGTTACTTTTTCTTTACTCATTGTAAAGTCTCCTTTATTAATATAACATACAATAAACTATTTTACAAGACTTTTGAAGCAAGAGTTGCTAATTCAGATCTCTCACCCTTCTTGAACGTCATATGTCCTGCGATTGGGTACTCTTTAAAGCTTTCTACTGCGTGTGCCAAGCCGTTTGAAGTTTCATTAACATAAACATTGTCAATTTGCTCAACATCACCAGTAAGGATAATTTTAGTACCCTCGCCGATACGTGTAATAATAGTTTTAATTTCGTGTTTGGTTAAATTTTGTGCTTCGTCTATCACAATAAATGCGTTAGAAATTGATCTTCCGCGGATGTACGTAAGCGCTTCGATTTCAATTTTGCCTTTTTCCATATACATCTCTAAAGACGTCCTATCTCCCATAAGAAATTTGAGATTGTCTTGAATAGGCATCAGCCAAGGAAGCATCTTCTCTTCCATAGTCCCTGGCAAGAATCCAATATCTTTTCCAAGTGGCTGCACAGGACGAGAAACTATTAATCGTGAATAGTGGTTCTCATCTGTACGCAATCCTATTGTTTGCTGTAATCCGGCAGCAATTGCTAATAATGTTTTACCCGATCCGGCACGTCCAACTAACGATACAATTTTAATGTCGGGATTCATTAGCATATCGATGGCAAATGCCTGTTCCTTATTGCGTGCGTCTATCTTCCAATCATGAATATTTTTATTAACTACATTCTGGAGTGGTTCATGGTGATTTTTAAATTTTGCTAACGCAGACTTTTTATCATTGGCGTTTGACACCATCATAACATATTGATTTGGATACATAGGTTGCTCAGCTTCGTCTTCAGTAATCATTATATCTTCGCCTGCATAAAACCGATCAATAACCTCATCATCAAAACATTGAACAATAAATCCGTTATACAACTCTTCAAACGATGGGGCAGCTTTTTCAGAAATATAATCCTGCGCTTCTAGCCCAATAGAGTCGCAAATTACCCTCATATTAATGTCGCGAGAAACCATAATTGTTTTTCGGTTCTCACAGTCTGATTGAATTGCTTTTGCTGTTGCTATAATAGCATGATCTGGGTGTCTCATATCTAAGTCAGGTGGGAATATCACTTCCTTCAATATTGCATATGAAACAACTTTTAAAATACCCATACCTTTACCGATACGAGCACCTTTCTCTAAATTTGCTTTCTCTCTTAAAGTATCGAGTGTTCGAATGAATTGTCTAGCATTAGAACCAACTGAATCTTGTCGCTTTTTGTGTCCATCGATCTCTTCCAACACCTTGAGAGGTATGAAAATATCATGATTATCAAATTTGTAGATTACATCAGCATCTGTCAAACAGACACTCGTATCTAACACATAATTTTTTTTAGCCATACACACCTTGTCGAGAGCTTACCATAAATAGTTTACCAAGTAAAATGCTCCCCTTCGGGGGAGCACTTAAGTTACTTAATTTCAATCTTTCGAATTTGTTCTTGTGTGCTGGTTGGTATGATCTTGGGGATCGTGATTGTCAATATCCCCTTATCATAAGCACCAGTAATGGTTGTATCGTCTAAGTTTTCATCTAACTTAAATGATCTCTGAAAGGCTGACCGCTTGAGTTCGCGCTTTACATACTGTTCATCTCGAATGTCTTCGTGTTGATTTGATTCTCCACGAATAGTGAGAATCTTATTATCAATTTCAACATCCACCTCTTCCTTATCTAATCCGGGAATTGCAGCTTCAATAATCACACATTCATCATTCGTGATTACATTGCATTTTGGATATGAACCTTGTACAAAAAAGTCGTTACCAAACTCTTGATGAAGTGTTGGAAACATATCACCAAGCATAGTGTTGAACAATTCGTCAAACGGTGTTAAGAATTCCCTTTTTGAAATATTGCGTGCGGGAAACGCAGGTCTGCGAATAATACTTGTCATCTTATTTCTCCTTTATCAATGATAGTATAAAGTTGTAAACAGGCACATTGCTCTGATTACACTATAAATATAGCATTTTTTTGAAAAGGTGTCAACATTTCTTAATTATTTGCCAGTCGAATACCCAAACTTTGGGTTTTTCACCTTTTTTATATGGTACACCACGTTTACGAAGTTTTTCAACTTCTTTTTGATTTGTTATTTGAGCGTTCCATCCATCGACACCAAGTTTGGACTGTGATTTTGACACAATGTACCGGCTTTTTAAAACAACACAAACATTTGGACCGGCAAACGACTTAACCAAAACTCTATCGTTCTTGGTATATCTCTTCTTCGACTTCATAAATTTTGTCTATGGTTTTTATGGCTGAATCTGGTATGAACAAAACTTTCAAACAAAAGAAGGCCGCCAAAAACATACTCATAGCTAATATTGCTAATTCTGCCACCGTTTCCACATTAGTAACTATGGCTTAAAATAAAAAATGGCTGGAGGGGAAGGATTCGAACCTTCAAGGTGCATTTTCATGAATCACCGCCCGGGAAACAACCGGGTGCGTTTGCCAATTCCGCCACCCCCCATAAATAAAACCGGTTTTCTGTCTAGAACTAGGATAACCGGAAACCTTTGCCTACGTGACGATCGGCAACCACGTCCTGCTTATAAAGCGAGCAGAATAGCGCGGGGTTTATTTGCAGCAGCAATTACAATTACATGGTGCAATGCAGCCACAACATTCACATTTTTCCATAATATAACCCTCCTAATATAAGTAGGGAATTATGCATCAAATGATAAAGTTCCATTTTCTGTCTCAACAGAAACATTCCATCCAGAGATAAAAGGATCAACTTCTACCAAATTTTCGTACGGTACCTCTACTTGAGCGGTTAGTGTACAAAAGCCGCGCTTATGATCGTACTTCTCAGTAGAATATTCAATTAGTTCAGTATCATAAAAATTTTCAGCCAACGTTTCTGCTAAGTATTCTTCGAAGTTGTATGTACCACGTTCATAATCTTCAAGATAGTCTTCGGCTCGGAGATGTTCTAGAACATTTCCACTCCAACGATTTCGTGCATCAAGCTTACTTTGAGCAATTAATGATGCAAACTCGTTAATAACGCTAGTATGATTAATAGCATCTTCTACTTCTGTTTCATTATGAACAAAAACATCAGTACCTTCTTCATATGTAAGAGTTACCATCGCGTCAGGTGGCAACTTAAGTGTTTGTAGTCTTTTTACAGCAGACATTTTTTCTCCTTAGTTAAGATGGCTGCCCCTCGCGGGCTTGAACCGCGGACCCAATGATTAACAGTCATTTGCTCTACCAACTGAGCTAAGGGGCAATAAACTATTATCTATCCACACCACAGTCGTACCTTTTATGGTGGCTGGTGGGCACATGTTTAGTGGTACCACGCAACTTTTTTTTATTTTAACGGGCGTCAAGCTTTTAGCTTGTCCACCAATCCAAGGAAGAATATTGTATTCACAACCTTTAGGAATTAAAGCAGTGTTTTCGGTGGGATAAAAAAAGTTTTTATGCCCTACCTCAGATAGATAACATTTTATGTATTCCATAATACAATAATAACATTCAATGTCGTTGGTGTCAAGACATTCCCCACAAATATTCTTTCCATATTGGATTTATTTGACTTTTGTTTACAGATCTTAGGATATTTGTTTTTGGTTTGAATGGAGCACGCAATAAAGGCATATTAGCCTCAGTCGGTGTTCTATTGCCTTTTTTTTGATTACATTTTTTACATGCTGTAACTAAATTAAGCCATGTATTTTTGCCACCTTTGCTACGTGGTTTCACATGATCGAGAGTAAGCTCTTCTTTTAAAAAAACCTTAGTACAATATTGACATTGATTATTGTCTCTCCAAAAAATGTTATCTCTGGATGGTGCCATGGTGGTAAATCTAAATTTAACAACCTTTTTTAAAGCTATGACAGACGGCAATACAAATTTTCTTGTCACAGTTCTTATTTCTTCGGTGTATTCTTCTACTGGCATTGCTTTTCCAACAATACACAAAACCAAAGCTTCGATTGCATCTATTACCTCTACAGGGCGAAAAGAGGAGTCTAATTTTAAAGTTTTAAAACTTTTCATCATTTTAACTAGATTTTTAAATCATCTTTCGGAATGTGGTCCAGATGCACGAACCGGCGGAATATCAAAATCTCTAACTTTTTTTGTTAACTCTGATGAACTTTGTAATTTTTCTTCGCCTCCAATTCCCCACAATAATTCAACACCTAGTTCTTCACAAACTTTTTGCTCGGGAGTGTTGGATCTTCCACGATCCCCCCCGTTTGCAAAATACGTTGGCTTGAGTCGTCGGATTGCCTCGCACACTGTTCCATCGCTATCATCTACAGAATCAACTAATATAACGCCTTTGATAGCGTTTAAAATTTCTATACGACGTTCATATTCCATAAAAACAAAACCCTTTTTCCGGAAAAGCCAGTCATCAGAGTTAGCTATTATTATCACATCTCCAAATTCGGCTGCATGGCGGATCATCCGAATATGTCCAGCGTGTACCGGATCAAAACCACCTGATACCATCACTGTGGGTGTCTTACCATGCTTGTCTTCGTCATACATTTTTCTATGAATTGTCATTTTTACTCCAAATTAACTTTTTTAAAGTCACATAATAACAGTATATCATGCAATTTTGAAGGTGACAAGTCAGATTGATCAAAAATTTTAATTATCTTCCAATCAACTATGCATGATATTCTTAAAGCATACAAAATCCACTCACTGCAGTACCATTTATATTTTTGCTTTATGCGAAAAGATAAAAACTGAGATAACAGCATACCTACCCAATCATATGTGGCACCTTTAGTGATATCGTAAAAATCTAATATAGACTGATACTGTTCTTCGGTTACCGGTATTTCGTAAAAGTCCCAATTTTCTGGATTATACTCTACGTCTTTTCTCTCAGTTATTTTTGATTTTATGAACGGGCTGATCCCAATCCACGTTTTCTTGTCATTCAATATTAACTCAGCATGACTATATTGGCTTTTTGTCCAGCGGCGTACAATGGCATTGATTAAATTTCCCTTACCTTTGTATAACGCCACCCAAATATTCATTTCTTATTTTTAACACACTCGTTCATATAATTTATATAGTGTCGCTTTTGGAATACTGTCATTTCGACTTCTTCTGTTTCTAAATCATACTCTTGCTTGATTTCCCAAAGAGTTTCCTCAATGGTATCTTCAAAATCAAAATTTGGCGCCGAGCTTACTTTTTTACTTTTCTTAAACCAATTGAACATATTTTTTCCTTATATGGTGGAGGCGGCGGGATTCGAACCCGCGTCCGCAATAAATTCAAAATTAAGTCATTCACAAGCTTATTCAGTTTCTATCACGAACTGACAAAGATAGATGGTTGTAAAATATCGCTTACCATCCTGTTGCGATAAGTTTTGTGATTTTTGCAACTGATCTGTTGTGTTGACTAGATTGGATAGAAGGCTCTAATCAGCCTCCCTACTAAGCGGCTAAGCGCTGTTCGAAGTGTGTGTTGTTATTTGCAACTATTGTTTTTGAACTTTTAAGGATGTATCTTTCCTGCTTGCATTTAATTTTTTCAATACCACGTCGAAACCTAAGTCACCCCCGTGTTTTTTTAACTATTACACCTACTGGTGTGTGATCTGTGTTGTCTAGCCAAATTAAAATTTCTTTATCTCTTTTGGTTTTTTCCGCAAAAGTAAAATTAATTTCTTTAGCAGCTTTTTTAAGTGCTGCATCTTCACTCGAGTGCTTGCTGATCAGATCACCCATAATATAGTGTCCATTCCATTTATATATTTTCCACATTATAAACCTTCTTCTATTGTTTGTCTAACATGTTCTTCGTTGAAGCCCACATGTGCTGAATAAAATTTCATATCCTTCCCAATATAAACATATGTAGGAAAACCGCCCAACAAATAACCATCATACCCTGAAGAATCTGATGATAACATCTTTTCTCTGCTTCCTTGCAATATTGGCGCGGTAGTTATTCCATGAGACTGCACCCATTCTGAGATTTCATCCTGTGTGGGTTCGATCGAATGCTGCATTCCGTCTATCAATACTGTTACAAAATTAACTCCTTGATCAGCATAGTCATCTTGAATTGGTTGCGCAAAATTCCCAGCAATTTGACAAGGATAGCACCATATAGTTGAAAAATCAAGAACTGTAACTTCACCCATGTGATTGTAAAGCTCCCAATTCTCAGAATTCTGATCATGTAGTATGAAATTACATGCCAGATCACCTCTGTCGACATGTCTGCAGTCGTCTGCAGCAATTACTCCATTAGGCGGTGCTGGAGGTTCTGTGATTTCAAACTGATCGGAATCCTCGGCAATTTCTAAATCTGATGGAGGGCATCCTAAAAGGAATAAAGTATATAAAATTTTCATGTTTCACTCTGTGTTAAAATAATTATCAATATTGTAGTTTCTGCATGCTTTCTGAAACTCTTGTGGGGTTATTCCTAAAAATCTTGCAGCGTCTTTTTTTGACTTAGTTGTAGAGATAGCAAACTTTAGTACAGCATCTCTTACTATGTAATTAGTTTTTTTCCAAATATCTAAACCATAAAGTCTATTATTAATGTGTTCTGTGGCTAATTCAAGTTTAACAGCAATGACTTCTTCTAAAGATAAGGAATTAATTGAAATTAGTGTGTTATCATTAATTTTATTTTGATCTTTTAGTTTATTTATGATACTCTTATTGCTAGTAGTGATATTTTTATCTTTCATATTGCTATCACATGCATTCAAAGCAGAACACAATTAAAGTATATCCAATCATTTATATTTTGTCAAGCAACTTTTTTGTAACAATTTAGTCATGACGTTGATTTTCCAAATGATACCCCATCACCATGACTGCCATCGAATGAACCAAATTTGCCATGGCATGCGGACGTTCTTTAAGTTTTTCTTTTTGCTTTGTGACATACGCGTCTAAACTTGCCCCGGGGTTCTCATCGATTTTTCCTTTCGCATATTGCTTTAATGCATTTTTGTAGGCTTGTCCCATTGCGCTATCCATTCGATTGCCACCTTCCGGTGCCTTCGCAGCTTCGTCAATTGCTTCTTGTGCTTCTTCAACGCCATCAAGTATTTCAAAAGCTTCTTTTATGACACTTTCTTTAAGCAAGTTGTTACCATAATATACTGTACTAGATCTACCACCTGCCCAAGTACTTGATGTTGCTGGACATCCTTTCTCTGCCATGAACTGGTCTAATTTATCCATGATCGATTCTTCAGCTGACATTTAAAACTCCAATTCTAATAAGTCTTCATCGCTAGCATCAGCCAGCGGCTCTTCTGATTTTGCCATATCGTAAGCTTGATTTGTAGGCTCTTCTACAGAAGAAGCTAATTCTTCTTCAAATTTATCAAAATAAAGTTTGAGATTAGCTATTAAGTAATCATAAAATAATTCCTGATCATCTGGATCAGAAAGAAGCTCATATGCATCAATTACATTAGTTTCTATCTTTTTATATGACTCGTATGCCATATTACGTCCAGTCTCATCACCTTCCACCCCTGCACCAAATGAGTCGCGAGGATCTTTTTCTTCCTCTTCTTCATCTGCTTGTCTTTCTGCATCGGTGCGAATATCGATAAACTTATCGTCCGCTCCATCCCCAACGTTAATCTCGATTTCCTCTTCTAAATCATCAGAAGCAGCATCGTTGTTGACTTGTGCAGGAGTAAGGGAATTTACAACAGCGTTTAATATGTGAGAACGAAAAGATTGTCTTTGATCATTATTTGTTGTCAAAGACTTGTAATCTTCTTCTAGAACTGGTATAATCTTCTTAAGGAGTTGTTCCAGGACATTAATTCCGGTAGACTTGTTGGGTGTCGGATCTACATCAGGCGTTTGTCCTTCGGATATCGCTGAATCGACGTCAATTAGTTGCCTAATTATATTTCTCAATTCTAGCTCTTCTCCAGATCTTTTTGTCTTGACATATTTAATAAGGTGTCTTATGCTTTCTCTAAGGATTTTTTCTTCATTTGGATTCATTGTTAATGCCTCTTTCTATAATTAGTTCCATAACCTCAGCAAGTAAACCTAAATCTATATATTGCTTTTGTTTTTTCTTTTTGCTTGTTTTAGGCGTACTTGCCCCTCGCTTAGCCGATCCAGATCCCAAAGGGGCGCTAAATCCTCCCACAGCACCGGCTCCCGCAGCAGACATTTCATCAACTGTTACTGCTAGTCCGAGAATGTCAAGAACATCGTCTACATTTTCCTCACCAACAAAATCAGCTATTTCGGCACGATTAGCTGCGATGTCTGCAGCAGTATTCCCTAGGGCATTGCGAAAATCTGTAGCACTATATGGCGCGCCACTGGCTCTTACTGTAGGTTCTACTCCCATGTTGGGCAGCAGCTCAACTCCATCCTTAATATACTTTGTAGCCCCCGCCCAGCGCTTGCAATCGCCACCTTTTGTACTACAACCTAATATTACTTTGTCTCCCTTGTTGAGAGGGCCTTCGTCGCCTACAAAATCATATGCAGCATTAATTGGAGAAGCGTGGGGAGATACGTCAATCTTAACATTCGGCAAGCCGGCAGCTAATTTATTCCATATTTTAAGAGAATCATCTGCTGTTATTTCACGTCCGTTAGGTAATCTTCTACCACTTTTTGTTGGGCGAGATATAAGGACGATGACTTCATCGGCAATATCTGCATACTTTCGTACCATATCCAGATGCCCCTTGTGAGGTGGCTTAAAAGCGCCTGGAACAACAGCCACCGTCTTGGGATAGTCAGCATCCACCACTGGATCATCATCCTCGTAATCTATATCAAATTCATCTTCTTGCTCTGTGATTTCACCAGTAAATTTGTCCCCCTTGTCAACCGCAAAGTTGGCTCTACTGAATTCTAACCTATCTACAAACTTAATACCGTTGCCTTTGTGATCAACGGCTACATAGCCTTCCGGATTACTAGCAACTAAGTCTCCAGAGCCATCATCAACAAAATGCTTGGTATTATACACAGCATTATTGTACTTTTGAATAAATATGTTTTTTGCCTCAAACAGTAATCTGCTTACTCTGAAAATATTAGTGATGTCTTCTTTTTTGTCATTAAAAGACTGCATAGTTTCCATAGCATTATTGGTGGCGCGCTCTCGCCCTTTTTGACTTTTTAAGTTGTTGATTTTCTTTTGAACCCTTTGAGAGTACCAATTTATAAAACCTTGAAATGACTTCTCGGGATCTTCTAAGAAGCTACCTTTTTTGATTTCACTGTTTATATAAATATTTAAAAATGCTGAGGGTAGATCATCGTAGTTAATAGAACTGTTTACTGCATCTGCAGCCTTTACCAGTTTTGTCACTTCTGCCTCTTCTTCGTCGGTAAGTGTTACAATTCCAGTGTCATCTGTAAAAAAAGCATCGTCAAACCAGACACCTGGGGCTCTCTTCAATGCTGAGACGTCAGCCCCAAAGCTAGCACCACTATCTAAACTATTGTATGTTGTATGAAATACGATTCCAAACTTGGACTGTTCAATTTGTTTTCCAAGTTCAGAATTAACTGGAACAGCGTATACGATCGTGTTTGGTTTAAATTTGTAATGAGGCTCACCGTCAATCTCGACGGTACTAATCATCTCATCATCAAACATAAAATCTCCCTGCAAGATATTCTTAATATTCAGTGCAGGAAGGTATTCTAAAGCTTTTGTTAGTTTGTCGACTAGTCCCGGGGCGTGCCCATGATTCTTAACAACGTCTTCTTTTGTGTAATTAATCTTTGGAACTTTATTAAAGATGGATTTAGTTCCAACAAAGAACTTTCCGTTTTCAGGATTTATGCCTGCAAAAATAGCCGGCGCTCCGTCCCATTTGACGGACGTTTGAATCTTAGAGTTGGTGTTACCCTTGAGAGTCTTTAAAAGCTCTAGAAGAAAAGCCCTAGCCATTTTATAGCCCTCGGGCCCTTTGGTTAGAACTAATTCTTCTAAATGAGTGAGATGAGTGTTAGCTTTCGCCATCATTCATCTCCCTTGACTCTTCTAAGATATTAAGCTTTTCGTGGAGAACACCTATATCATTTTCCATTCTTCTGGCACATCTCTTAACTTCGCGTAAATGAGTCTTCGCAAGTTGAAGTCTCCTTTTTTCAGTTAGTGTCTTTGGATTTAGATTGGAAATTATCTCTTGGAGTCCCTGAATATAGGTAAAGATGTTTTTCTCATCAAGACTCTCGTTAAGAAAATCTCGCCATTGTGAATCTAATGACATAGTGTGTTCCTTTTGTGTTAATAATAGTTTTTTGATAAACTTGTTTCTTGACTTTTTAAGTTCAACTTTTGTACTTACCTGACATGGTTTTTAGCCCTTAAGATGCTTGAGCAGTACTGCTCGGATTGCCTCGCGCAAGGCGTTAGCCTCTTCGTTTGACTCATCCAAATCTTCATCGTCGTCTCTCTTGCCAGGAGGGTGCTTGTGCCCTTCTGCTAAGCTAGCGTTTGTGACTTGAATGTCTTCAAATGGAACACCTTCCATGATGGTACCGTCTTCAAACTTCATATCGTAGTGTGTAACCTTACCAAGCTCTTCGTTGAAGTTGTGTCCGACTGCTTCAGCCATTTCAATAGAGCCATCTCTCGAAACTCCACCATGATGCACGCAATAATGGTTGGGTGAGAAAACGCCCTCTTCGACAACATCTTCATTTTCTTCAACAGTTTCTTCTGATTCTTCAACGACTTCCTCGTCTTCATCAACTTTTGCTTCATCAACTTTCTTCTCTTCGTCATCGTGCTCTTCGGCTTCTTCTAATTCTTCTTCCTCTGCTTCTGCTTGAAGTTCACCCTTTCCGTTGAACTCATTAAACTCATCGAGAGTGTTAAATTTAAAGCCCCAAGCTTCCGAAAGAAGTTGAGTAATTTCTTTGTTTTTCCAATCTTTTGTAGACATCTTTTTTTCTCCTTTTTCTAGATGTTCGTAATAAATAGTATTTTTTATACCATCTTCCCAATCTCTGAAGCACATATTTCCAACTTCATAAGCTTCTCGCTCCATTTCTCTCATGTGATCGTCGTTTTGGGCATATCCCGGCTCAGATGAAACATTGTTCAAATCCCCGCGACAATTCTGTGTATGGTGAACCAATTCATGCGATAAAGAACGTAGTACATCTTTCGGATGACGATTAGTTACAAATATAGTTATTGATTTATTCTCTGGATCATAAAATGCAGTTTTTCCAAGTGGATTTAGTGCATTCTTATTATCATTGCGTATAAATAATCTTGGAGGTTTTTCGAAACCAAGACGTTTCTGTGCAAATGGCATGAATTTATCTATTAACGGTTTTAGAACTTTTGGATGACTATGCATGATTCACTCCGCAAAACTAATTAGTTTCTAAATAATATAAACTACCTACTTTGCAAAGACGAAACATTGTCGATCAATTGCAGACTAATAGTGAACAACTCTACTACTTCATGTGGCTCGTTTATAGGCTTAACAGTAGATACTGAAACTAGCCTATTAGACTTAATTTTGTTTTCGATTTTGATTAGAATTCCGTAATTGCTAATCCACTTCTTTTTATCATTATCCCATTTTGTCCATTCTACCATATCACCTATTTGAAAATTTTTTAAAACTAAATCTCCAAAGGAAGTGGCTTCGCTAGTCATAACTAACCATCCAGCTACACTTGCCAGACTTAAGCTTTTCATGAACAAGCTCAGATGCTTCGTCTATATTGGTAAATGGTCCAGCATTTTGTATTTGAGAAAATGATTTGCTTTCATTGTCCAACCATTTTACCATATAACCTCTAATGGATTTTGAGACTCCACCATTAGACGCTTTATAATATCGTCTTTTCTTAGTACCCACCTTTCTAAATAGTAATGTTATATCAAAACATCACCGTCATCTAACTTAGATATTAGCAAAAGACACAAAAGAGTCACAATTGTAAATTCAAAATCAAACAAAAGATATAGTAGCCAAGTAAACGATAGTAAAATTAATGATTTCCAAAATTTTCCAAACTTAAATAACATTATCAATCAAATCCTGTAAAAATTATTTCCTTGATTAAAATTTCAACCAGATGTCCGTCATATGTGTAAACAAGGCACTTTTCGTCATTTCCCTTCATTTCGTCTATTATGTAGCCCTTTTGTCCAGATGAAATTTTAATAAATCTTTTTTTTCCAGGCGAATAGCAGTGAATATATTTTGAACCACGTGTACTGCCAATTGCAATCTCTGGGATTAGTTCAATTTCGTTCCCATCTTCATCTACTTCATCTGGCAATCCATTAATTTGTTTAATGGCAAGTTTTATTTTCCTAGATGCCTCTTCTTTATCATAACTCATATTTTAACTAGAGTTTAGCAAAAACAAAGACGCCCTCTCATTTAATCGATGATAAGACTGTTTTGATAAAAGGTATGATTTGTTCAATTCTTTAAAAATTTCACCTTCTTTTTCCATAAAAAAAGATTTGTCATATGAAAACCATTGTATCATAACATTGTACTCGGTGGTATCAACTACTATGCCTGTCTTAATCGCAGCTTTTGGTTTTTGTGGGTGCTCTATTCCCACTAAATCTCCAATTTTAAATTTATACATAATGATTATATAACACTTTTGTATATTTTGTCAATATTTAAAATAATTCTAAGCCCAAAGCCAACGCCAAACCCATTGCTGCTTGAACAACCATAAAAATAGTCATCGATCGAGTTTTGAATTCTTTTAATTCTTGAATATCTACAAGTGCCTCTTTAAGCTGCGGAGGGCTGGCAATATCGTCCATTTTTTCTTTCCATGCTTTTATATCTTGAACTCTATCTTCCTTAGCTTTTAGTTCAGTCAGCTGCTCCTTCATGTCTTGAAGTTCGCCTCTTAAGCCTTCTATGCCGCTAGCTAGGGTTTCCAATTGCTGCAAAACTAGCTTCGAATAAGTTTCCCATCCATTATTATCAGACATTGTAACACTCCTGTTATGCTACTCTTAATTAGTTTGGTTGAGTACAATCAATTCGTTGAATATTATAGCGATCACCATTATTAATAACTTTGTTGATTACAAGTTCAAAATCGATTGGTTTGATGTCATCTATTTCTGGATTCGTGCATACCTTGTTTAATACATCATCAATATTCTTTTGAGAATCTTCGTAATATTCGATTCTGTTAATGTTTGATTTGCCGTTATCCAGAATCTTGTTCTTCATCATTGCAACCATAACATCACCTTTTGATTCACCTTGAGTTGCTATAGCTCTAATTTTAGAGGAATCGATTCCAATGTCGTTAAGATAATCTAAAATAGGAGCCAAAGAATTACCTCTTCTAGCTGTTAGGATATAAGTTCTAGAATTTTCAGAAAACTCTCTTAGTTTATCGGTTACAATTTTAATCTCTTCTGGATCCTTAACAATAGAAAAATCACTTAAATCAATCTTATATCCCAAGTTCATCAACTCATCAACTGCATCAAAAGCTTCAACGCCCTCCTTAGCTGCAGCTGCCTTCATATAGTCTTCAAACTCTTTTTGGTTACGCAGAGTAGCAGTTGAGCCGTCAGGGGCTGTGACACGTGTTTCTGACGTTGTATGAGCTATAGTTTCGTCAAAGTCGAATATTCGAAGAGTTGTAACCGGTTCGTAATCTTCGGTAATAAACTTTCGCCAATTTTCAAGTAATTTCTTCAAGTTATTTTTTCTTTGCGTCTTTTGCGGCTTCTAGATCTTTCACCATATCCATAATATTGGTGTATTTTTTACCAGAATCGACTGGCAACTCAAGCCCGCGAGCATCCTTCTGGGCGGTATCTCCGAGTTCACGTGCAAGTTCTTCCGGAGAGATGATTCCCATGTCCACTGCTTTCTGCTGTTGTTCTGGTGTTGTGGTTTCTGGCCAGTCGTCCCAAGCAAAGAGGCTTTCAAGCTCGCCCTTTTGATATTCAGCCTCCAACATATCTCGAAAACTAGTAAACACTCGTTCTGTATTTTCTGCGGCATCTCCGACTTGTTGTAGTCCAGGATCACCAGATTGTGACAACGCATCCGAAACTTGTGAAAGAGCTTGCTCTTGATTGGAGACTACCTGCTTAGCTACCTCAACGTATTCGGTACCATCAGCTTGGGCCACTTGCGCAACACCATCTGCGACGTCAGGCGCCACTGATGCCAAAGCGTCAGCAACAGCTTGTATCTCTTCTGGCCCACCACCGCTGGCTAATGCCGTCGATAAGCCAGCTGTGGCGACTGCTACTGCCAAACCCTTAAGAGTGAACTTTAGAGCTTTTGCAGTCTTTGGATTCTTTTGCTCAAATGACTTCAGTTTTTTCATGACATTAATAACTGGCGCGACTGCTTTGCCCTTCAGCTTCGCTATCGCCATATATGCTTGAGTTGAGGCTTTTAAAACAGCGTCATCAAGAACAGAGCCTGAGCTTTGTTCGTTAAGCTTGATATTCTCAAGCATATATTCAACTGAGCGTTCCCAGTTTTCTAAAAATCTGTCTGCATCGTCATCCGATTCTGAAAGTACACTAATCGCATCATAGAATGATATTTTTGAGATATTGTCTTCTTCAAAAAGATATAAATCCCCATAAATCGCTGCGTTTTTGCTTTCTTGCATATATCCACGCCAGTTTTCCATTAAATATTTCATATTTCTCTCCAATATTTTATCCAAGCATAATGCTTTCTTTTATTTAAATAGTTCTCTTTTTCGTCATTATCGTATGCTTCTAACTCAAATGGATTTTTATAATAAGCTTCAGAACCTTTAATACCAGTCAACAAACCTTTAACATGAAAATAAGCATACATAATCCATTGAAATATAAACAACATTTCAACTTGCTGTTTGTAATGAATTGTTTCATGTCTACGAACTCTCTCATCCATCTCACCTCGTGAGAAAACAAAGATAAAAAAACTTAGCGCATTTATTTCAATTGGAGCAAGTTTGGATAACCAAACAGGTATCTTACTATTTTCAAAAAATAAAGGAAACATTATTTAATTTCCTGGATAGTTTTTTCTATTTCATCATCAAAATCTGTTCTAATCCAAACCATTGAATTAAATTGTGCTCGCTTTCTTTCTAAAACCAGAGAGCCTTGGGGTTTTACTAGACTCCCATCTACTTCCACGCCTTCAAAATCAATTTCAGTCTTTTGTTTGTAAACAACCTGTGGCTGTGGCTCATCCTCGTTTGCGTACGCCGCGCCTGATAATAAAAATAAGATTAAATATTTCACTTGTATTCCTCCGCATGCCCTTCATTTAATAATAGCATGTTAATATTGGTATCGTCAATAAATAGTGTCCCAAGACATCTTCCGTATTTTCCAACACCGTGAGATTGTAAAATAAATTCATTGTTAGATTCACCTAGAATCTCTACTAGTCTAGCCATGGCAGCTTTTCCCGCTTTCTTCTCTTCAACGTCTCTGGTGCGTGTTTCTGGTGTGTCAATACCGTATAATCTAACACGCTTCTTAATCCAAACATCAAAACCTAAATCAACCAAAGCGTCTATGGTGTCGCCATCAATTACTCGGATCAGGTTCGCTTTGTATCTGTACATTTTCTTTATTTTTATGATCGTCTTTGGTAGCAGTAAATGCTGCGATGCTGATACATGCAAATCCAATGATTAAAAAATCAATCACCACCGTAAACCTCATATAGCTCTTCTTCTGAGTCTTCTTGTGTTCGGTGTGCTAATTTTTCCAAACAACTTATTTTTCCAGAAAGAGCGTCAGTAAATAAAAATGGAAAAATTGAATGGACAAAGCATTGAGACTCGATCACTTTAAGTGTATATACTATTTTCCATGATGACAGCATGTGTTGAAGATAGGTTTCACCTTTTTCACTTGGATGTTCTGTAAATTTTTTTAACATTAGTTGTCGTATACCTTGTCTATATCATCTCGAACCATTGAAGTTGCTTGAAGCATATCTTCCGGCTCCACTTCTTTAAGTATAATGCTTCCAGTTTTTGGCTCAAAATACATTCCAATTAAATCACCCTTAGAAACACTTTTAATTTCTTCTTCTGTCAAAGTTATTTTACCACCGTTCTTTTTAACAAGGATTGTTAAGATACTGAACAAGTAATCAGGATCTTGTAAATATTTACTCATTATCTTTTCCTATGTTGGATCTTTCTTGCCAATCAGCTGATACATCGTTATCCTCAATTGGCCCACCTTTCGCCCATGTTCTACATGAACGGGCTGAATGGCATTTAAAATGATGCATCCAACAGTATCCAAGTTCTCCATCGTTATCAGATGTTTCACCCGGCATACACTCTTTCATACGCGGCGATATATCGAATGCGGTACAATTACCACAACGAGAGGCTAAGGCAGCTTCAACATCAGTATTCCAATAGTCTGCAATATCTTCCCAAAAGTCACCGGGCTCATCTACGTTAAGAGGCCCATATTGAATATGTTCAGCTTGAATAGCTGAATCTCGATTCTTTGTGTTAAGTTCTAAATCTTGTGTAGCAGGTGGGCAAATTAAGTTTTTTGCTTCTGTAACAAACTTTCGCCAATTTTCAATTAACAATTTCATGATTTTAAATAGTCCTTCCAAGAACTAACAATCGATTCGTTTGTTTGCATAAACGCAGGCTTGCGAGAATTAACAAACTGAGCCAATACTCTATTAAATACCACCTTAAGGTTGTCTTCATCGTCCATCTCACCCTCTACAAGCTCTACAAACAAACCAGTCATAATATCAGGTGCATCAGCATTAATCGAGAATTCAACAGTCATATTTATTTCTCTAGCACCGGGCACACCTTGTTCGATCGTCTGAGCATCCATATTTAAGTAATATTGTGTATTCTGCTCTTTTCTCGGCGCCTCTAAGAGCTGTTTTCTCAATTCAATTCTAAAATCGCGAGAATCAACAATCTGTTTTAGTACCTCAATTCCCAATCCTAAATCTTCTGGATCGTAGTAATGCGTGTAGCGTGCTGTACACTCATACGACTCGGAGTATTGTCCATCAGTTTCGAGATCCCACTCATAAGATGAGAGTACACCATCTTCAATCGCGATGGCTAAATTTATAAACTCGCCGCCTTCCATTTGCCCTTCACGCTTGAAATAATCAGTGAGAACAGCTTCAAATTGATCTCTTCTGTCGTCGATTATCACATCAATGTTTTCAAGTGCTTCTCTGTATTCGTCTGGCATAGCCATATAGCCATTGCCATAAATGTCAGGATGCTCAAAATTAACCTTCATGGTTAAATGTATTTCTTCACGAACACGACGAATAACAGGTGTATAGTTGTTGGAGTCTTCAAATATGTCACCATATATCGCAATAACCTCATCGACAGAGTTCCAAACAACTTCTTCATTGTTGCCGGGCAGTCTTTTCCACTCATCAATCGGCCACTTAGCAATAAACGCAGCAAAAGGTCTAATATAGGCGCTATCGGCACCATCATCTTGAACTTCATAATCAGAATATGTTTGAGCCATCCTATTATTGTACTCATTCATTATTTCTTCGCACTCACCTTCGTATTGTGCGATAATATCGCCAACTAAATTGGCGTCAAGATCATCTTCGGTATCTGTGTTTTGCTTCATGTTGCCGCTAACGAGAGCTTGTGCACCCAATAACTGTCTCATTAATCTTTCACGACCAGCAGCATTTGCAGTATCTTCGTAAGAGCCACCAAAAATCATAAATTTATTAAGATCAATAATGCCATTATCATTTTTTGGCATGTTTGCGATGACTTCTTCTTGGTTTGATCTCGCCCAATCAGTAACTGTATTAACTAAACCGGGAATATCCATACCATAGACGCGTTTTTCGGGCATTCCAACGTCTTGTCCGTCATCATAGCGCTTTGGAGGCTCGTCACCTTCATAATATCTAACATGACGGATGCGTGTGCGAGAAATTGGCTCAATATCACCGGTAAATGGGCGTTTATCGTCAGCAAATATCTCACCTTCTTGAATTTCTTGCTCTGCACTGTTTATATTACCCGTGTTAGTGGCGCTCAGAAGCTCTTCTGTCTCAACCACGTATGCTACCGCTCCATGCCCCTGAGCCTCGGCTACAGCGCATTTATAGTAGGATTGATAGGCATTTTGGCGACTAGCTGGAGAGTGACAAGAGGTAATCGTGTCAAAATCACTCATTCTGAGCACATCTATCGGATGTCGAGTAATAATAATAGAATATTTGTCATTATCGAGGTTATTTATCTCTTTTTTGATGAATGCGGCGTTTTTTTGCCAATATTGTCCATATTCGGTAGCTAAATCAGTCATATCGTAGCCTGCAGATCCCGCTGTGCCTGGATTTACGACGTATGTGTACAATTGCTTGTTAATTCTTTCGAAATTCTCATATTCTTTTTCATCAAGAGCTGCTTTAACCATTTTCAAAGTGGTTCGCCCGGGCGTTCTAACCGGCTCACCATCCGCCAACTTATAGTTGATATCAGCCATGTGTTTGTAGACTTTTTGGTATAATGCGTCTTTTTTTCTGCTTAAATCGGCTATTTTGGCGAAAAGTTTCCCAATTTTCATCTGAATCTTCTTGATTTTCTTCTTTGGCTCGGGTTCTCCCGTTAACATACCCAGTAAATCGTCGGATGTGCGCATATCACGCTCGGCGTATACCATACCTTTCTCCCAATCTACGTCATATTCTTGAGATCTGAAGAATTCTGCAAATTTTCCAAGCTCTGAATCTGGATCGGTGGTTGGAAATGGTATAACAACACGCATTTTGTTGCTAAAAAGATCATTTAGGGGCAAATTTGCTGGATTTAGATCATCCAATACGTCTTCAAGCACTCGCATCTCGTCTTCAGTGACTTCTCGGAGCACTTTTTCGTTGACAGGGACACAATTAGGCACCATTCGGTTACCTTTTTTCTTTAAACCGACTTCTTTATATCCATCCCAGCATTTTTCTTGTAAAATGTCCAGTAATGCAGTCGTTTTTTCTAGAATTTGTTCATCATCGAGCATTATTACCACTTTTTACACGACCAGTATCGTGCTTTTAACTTAGAACCAGGATTCTTGCAGTTGTGGCGCGCTCTAAATGACTTGCGACGTTTAGGAGAGTCCTTTTTGATCTCCATGTTAGCGTCACCGTAGCGAATAATCTTTTCTGTACCACCATCACATGCCTTTACAACAAACTTTTTCTTGCCATGCCCAGCTTCTCCTTGACGAATTCGTCTTGGGGAATTGCATTTCATCTTTTCCTTGTCAGTTTTCTTTTTTTCACTCAAAACTGCTTCAATTTCTTCTTCAATAATTTGTTTTAGATCAAGGTTTTCTTTTGTGGTGACTTTTCCCTTCTTGGTGTTGGCAACATAGCTTGTTTTTCCGCTATCTTTACCTGTTTTTTGTGCTTTTTTCTTTTTCTTGGCAGTCGCAGCGCGCTCGCCTTTACTCATTGACTTAGCTTTTGATGCTGGGAGACATCTATCGGGATTCTTTTTATTTTTAGAGGTTCCACAGTCTCCTTTTACGTTGCCAGCAGAGTCAATTCTTTTCCAATCTTGATCGAGCCACTTCTGAAGCTCTCCTTCTTCAAGTTCTGGGCTAATTTCTTCATTCTTTTTGCTTTTCTTTTTAGAGCCTTTTGCATAATTGGGATCTTTACAGTACTTTGAGGCTGCTAAGTTGGCATATGCGCTGGGATATGTGTCAAATGTTCTTTTTGCCCAAGCTTTTCCTTTTGCACATATCTTGTTACCCTTCTTTTTCTCTTCATCGAGTATTGCTTTGATTTCTTGCTCAACGATTTTCGTTGCCGCGGCAATTGTAATGTCTCCGTATGTCTCACAAGGATCATTTCCACAGCCACAATTTAACTTTTCTTCAATAACTTCTTCTTCTAATTTGTCGTTATCTGTTGCATCTAGTACTTTTTGTATGCGTTCAGCTTGACTGGCATGCATTTTGGATGCATTTTCTAACTCTCCGACAATTTCTTCAAGTTCTTCTTCGTGCTCTTTTGTGTAAGATTCCGAAAATTGTTGCCAATTTTTATAAATTTCTTGCATTTTTATATATCTCCAAAGCTTTGTCTAATAAATAGATCGGAATTTCGGTATTGTCAATGTCTTTTACATCTTCAATTGATATCCACTTGTAAGAATCATGTTCAATTTCTCCAGTTTCTGGATTTGGGATATGTACATCCACTTTTCCACTCCAACTTGGCGCTAAAAAATAGTACTTTTCTGGTTTTGGTTCTGCAATATAGATTAATTCTTCAGGATTGCAAGATAAATTTGTTTCTTCCTTTAATTCTCTAGCGGCACCTGCTTCAATAGAGCTGTCATCTTCATCTATGTGTCCACCCGGTATTGTCCATTGCCCTGCTCTCTTGTCGATATTGGATCTTCTAATGATGAGTACCCTATCTTTGTCATCAAAGCATATAACAATTCCGGCTGCTTTGATTTTATCTTTGGAAACAAATTCGTTCCATTTTTTATTTTTTAGCGACATGCCTTATAATTATGCGCTTTATTTTCGCAAAACTCTTTTAATGTCCTATCCATTGGTAGGTATTTTATAGGTGCAACCCAGATCATGTTTTCCTGCACTTGAATTTCTGGATAATATTCAACGTCTACTCCATATAAAATTCCCATAATTTGTCCCGAGGTGTTGTATATCACAGAGCCAGAGCAACCAAACCACCCATATGTGTTTATTATTAATTGAGTTCCGGCAGCAACTGCGTTCTCAACTCCAGCTATTCTACCGTCAAATGACATTAAAGAGTGCCAAGAAGGATATCCAGAGTACACTATTTTTGTGCCCACTTTGTGATCCTTGGAAATTTTCCATGGCATAGGCTCCAATACACTTTTCGAAAATGGCTCTTTTAAAAGTAAAACAGCCATATCTTGTGAAGGATTTTTATAAATCAACACTGCTTTTTTTATGGAACGATCCTTTTCGATTATATATTCAGTTCCAATTTCATCTTCAGTCACATGCTTTGCTGTTAAGATAAGCTGCATATCCTTGTACTGTATAACGGAACCGGAACCATGCCCGCCACCAAGCGTCAATATCTTTACGGCTGCTTTGCGTACGTCTTTTTCTACCCCAGACATACCTTTACTGATTGTTTCAACTGGTTTTCCTGGCTTATAACTGTCTGAGTGTCCAGGCAAGGAAAATGCCACTAAAGCACACAATGTTAATAACATATATTTTATTTTATTTCTCATGTTCCAGTATCCTCAGCTTCTTCTTGTTTATATAAGTATCCTACTTCAACTAATTGCCCAGCCGAAGGTAAAACAGTAAAATGCACAGTATTTTCTGATTCTACATAGAACCAATCAAAATTTAATACACCATCAATAAAAACCCTAATTGTATCCGCCTCTGCTTTGTGTGTCAATGTTATTTTTTCAACTGGTTCTATTGAATGAGTTGCATCTGTGACTCCCGGCGACCAATCTGTATCGCATATGTCAACAATAACCCCACCCAGCATGTTAGTAGCTTCCATGTATCTATCACCAACATCGATAGCGCTAACCCAACCACATAAAGATACACTAGACTCATGGTTAACAATGCTCGCCATAAATACAGATCCCATTCTTAGAGAGCCATACCAACTTATAAAGTCTGATGGGTGGGGGTATTCAATATCGCTTTGCTCTTCTTCATCAGATACAAAGACCACTAATAAGCCAGCGTCCGGACGCATCCATGTAGAAGAATACGGATTATGATTAATATACTGATATACAGAATTAAACCCTTCTTCATATGGAGCGGATGTTAATGTAGCCAACATAGCTGCTGCATCATCGATATCATCTCCAGGAACTAATGGAAACTCTGTACTTGTGACGGAGCGGGTTGGATCCGCGCTAATCATGACAAGCCTCCAATCAGATGTTGGTAGAGCTAACAGCATTGCCTCGACACCTGCCAATAACTCGGGATTATAACGGTTCATAGAACCAGATCGATCGACAACCCACAAAATATCAATTCCATCAATTGACATGTGTTGAGTAAAAGAATCAATCCATATTTCACCCTCATTAACCGGTACCTCTACTTCAACATAAACTGGTACTTCTATCTCAACCTCTTCCGTAATTGTTTCCGTAATTGTTTCAGTGACTACGATAGTCTCTGGTTCTTTGGAGTTTATAACCGCATAATCCTGCGTGCAACTCAGCAAAGAAAGTAAAAAAGCTAATATCATTTACATGTGCCCTCCTAATAAATATATTTAAGTCTCATTTGATACTTTCAACAACCTAAAACTTAATAAAAATATATTAAGTATAGAGAGCAATTGTAAACTATGGTATCCTTCCGATGTTGAATATATAAACAATCCAACGTTTGCTGCAGCTGCGACTAAACACGAAACATCCAATAATTTGTTTGCGTGTTTTAGTAAATTGCCCACATTGTAACTATGCGCTCGATTCGGAAATCAACTCTAAGTCATAAACATAATGATCTTCAATAATACCGGTTCGCATGTTATATACGCTAATAGCAGGAAAAATTGTTGTTTGCTTTTCGTTAAGGAACGTTGCAGCCACAACCCCATAGGATTCAAGTTGGGCGCCAAACGGATCGGATGTTGATATTTTTACCAAATCACCCTTTGTCCAATCGCGCATCACTATCATATTCCTTCGAACCTGTTTTTTCTTTTCCATTCGCGTCTTACTTCCTCTTCATCTAAGACTGTCTTACGCAGATTGGGGATATAGTTGCCATTAATACCAAAATGTGCCTCAAGCATTATACGCTTAGCGTCCCACGTATACGCCTCGACGTGACAGTCAGTCAGCATTTTAATTAAATTATAATCCATTTCTATAGAAACGTTTTCACCTGTCATCTTGCATGCGTGGATTTCCAAAAAGCAAATATCAACATATTTCAAGGCGCCCGTTTCATATAGGTGAGGAATAACTTCATATTCGCCCCCTTCTATATCCATCTTCAGGATAATCATATCGTCCATGGAATAATTCTTTATGAACTCAGATAAGTCCATGGAGTGCGTATAAGTCTCTCCGTGTGTAAGATTGCCTGCTTTTCTGAGATCTGTTGATGAAGATTCGTTTCCCATATCATGAAATATGACGCCATCGTTGTTTATCCAAACAGCCTTGTTATACAACGCAATATTTAGTTCAGATGCATCATATGGCGACTCGTCGACGACTCTGCGTGTATTTTCTACTAGTTTTCCCCACAATTGCTGACTAGCTTCAAAAGAATGAATTTCCCATTGTTTAATGTCGCCTTGTGTTTTGTTGATATAGTTTAGCCACGCAGCGACAGATTGTCCAAGATTCGCACCAGCATCGATAAAAATTTTTTTCATTTATTTTTCCTTATTTTTTCGAATATTTTATTCGAGTAAAATTTTTTTAGTCTTTTTCGGAAGATTGAGAATGCAAATCATAAAAACCAGCAAGAATAGACAATTTTAAACTTTGTTCCTCAATCCAAACACGATTAGGTGCATTAGTTAGATCCAACGAATTGCCGGCAGTCCATGTTACATACCAAAAGTATATGTCGTCATCTTCCATCGAAATACGTCGCTCACGGCTAACTAATACGCCAACCTGCCTATTGACAATATCGATAACAATATCGCCGATAGATAGTATAACACAGTCTGCTTGCTCGCGCCAGTTTAAATCGTTCAGCCCCATGTATTAATTACTTGAATACAATATTAAGTGCTCGCTTAGTATCATATTGATGACGCTTTCTTCCGTATACCGCGAGTCTCCATCGCGACACCAATAAATACGCCACACAATAAGCGAGAAGTCACTAGAACGATGTGGAACTCGGGATAAATGCCGAGATATAAGAATTCCGATATCGCCAGACTTAATATCATAGACGAAATCGCCCGCACCTAAAACTACAATATTGCCCACATAGTATATATGTGGACTATTTTAAATCTTCATCCAGCCAAGTTTTTGCTTTTTGCATTGCTTTAATTGTTCGATAAGACTAAGTTGCTTGTCGACAACACAAGCATTAGCCGGCTCGAGGAATTGTTCACGTACGATCGGCTCATAGTCACCTACTTTGTCACCCATGCGAACAAAATTATCAAACAAGTCAGTGCTGAGATAAACCCCAGTACTGCCAAGATCTCGAAATGTTGCGTTAACGTTCGAATTCGCCCCCGCCATTGGCGTAATTAACGCCATTGTAGCTAATATATGTTTAAACATTGATTATACCTTTATTCTATCAATCATATACGGATGACTGACAGCCATATCCTTGTAAAGCCGCTTAAGCACCTTCTTCGCGATTTCCGCAACTTCGTCTTGCCCCTTGGATTTGCTGCCTAGGATTTTGACAAGCTCGTCTTCGATTAAATCTTTCGTTTTGCGGCTGCGCAATTGCTTTTCCACTTCATCGCTAACAATTTTTTGAACTTCACCTTTTGTGAGTTCTTCTTTGATTATAGCAACTAGTTTTTCCGGTGTTAGTAGCATACACATAATTAGTCACGTTTATTTATAATCACCAATCTTAAATGATCTTGTACCGTATCTGTTGCAAAACCTTTTTTAAACCAAAATATGCGATATATCGGTGCGTATATATACCGTATCTTTATTTCCATAACGATTCCTAAATTATAGTCATCACCATCGACATAAATATAATCTGGTGAGTAATGATAGCCTACGTACGAAACTAGATCCCCAACTTTAAACAACGCGGGACTGATTTGCTCATAGTAGTCTTGTGATAGATCAAAATCGTCTGGATCATCCATATATTATATATGCATGTCAAGTTTCTTTTGTTAGCAATCTCTCGCACTCTGGGCATACTGCCGGCAATCTCATTACCATTCCGGTACCGCAATGCCAACATGTGTATTTGTATTTACTGATTTTCATTTTATCTCCTTATAATCTGTAACTAAACGTAATCTTTCTATGGTATGCATCCACAATCTTTCAAGTACACCGTCATGTGGGTATTTTATCCAATATATTTGACACATATTCATTGACGGTGCTGTATCTGTCTCTTCATCATATAGTTGTACAATGACTGCCACTCCCCCGTGACATGAACATGTAACTAAGTCTCCCACCTCAAACTTGTGCTTGGGTGCTTTCTTGAAAAAGTCTTTCACCCGTTCTTGGTATCCCACAAGGTATATACTTTGGGGAAATTTTTTGGGGCGGTTTTTTAAAGAACTGATAATCTCAAAATTTTTAGGCGCGATCGAAAACAGGCTATACCCGCATGTCAGGGACATGTCAGATTACCGTGACATACTATCCGGGGTAGGGGGGAGGGGGGTACCCCATAGTGCAGTTTGAAACTGAACAATCAACGAATGTTAAATGTATGTCAATATCATTTATCACATTTGTTTGCAGTCTTATTACATATACAATCTACTATTACATAACTGTATACGTATAATACTATTGGTGCATAGCACACGACGATTGTGCAGGTTTCTCCTACTCTTTTTATTATTTGTTTTAGTCTCGGCTTCATTTCCCTCCAGCCTAAACAGTTATTGTATTATTAAACTGTATTCGTTTATGTATTCTCGCGCATGCAATCCCTACATGTAGTGTGTGTATGTTATACTCCCCTAGGGATTCGCTAAACAATCATGCACTGACACACTACGGGTAGTGTCTCGCATATAGTGTTAGTATGCCATAAGCAGGTAAAGCATAGCCGTCCACATGACAGCACCCAAGCAATCGTAAACCTTTTGTTCTGTTTCCCATGTCATAGTACACTCCTTTGCTTACTATACCTATATTATACACCCTCGCGCCTTGAATGTCAAGCAGTCAAATGTCAAATCTATGTCAAGGAACGCGCACAAATGCGGACAGAATATGACTTGACACGATAAATACCTTGACAGTTGGCGATAGAACGTATATGTACTAAACTCCAAGCACAAACTAAACACATTTGCAAACATATTATAAAACAATAGTATACTACTTAACAGTTTAACGACTGTCAGACAATCACGTAAAGCCACAAATAGAAAACATATACAGTTTAATGCACATAAACAAACTTATGTGTGCTTTATATACATGTTCTCTACTACTGTACACATAATCTTCTGTAAACATTTAAGTGAGTTATTATATAAAACGTAGTTATCTCCGTCATTCTCGACGACTACACAAAAGCCCTTAGAAGATACTGAAGTATGTTTTCTTTTTACTAACTCTCCGACTCTAAACGATCTAACACTATCGGACATTATTGTTTACTTAGTCTCCATTACATTCATGTCTTTGGGATCGGTTGCAACCTGTTCCAAAACATTACGAATACCTTTTAACTCTCCGATTGCTCGGTTAATCAAAAACGGAATACCCGCCGCACCCACCATTACAAACATGGCACTTACAAACTCCATTATTCACCTCCCTGATGATTGGATTGTAACTCTGTAGCTTGCTGTTCCATCTTCGCAAGATCGGCAACAGTTAGCTTTTTATCTTTTCTAATCTTGTTCTGTTCTCGGACAAGTTTATTATAACGCTTCTTCTCATATTTGTTTATGTGAAGGTTAGGGATACCCAGCGCCTTTAACTTGTGCATGAACATTTTAACATTTTGTAGTCTCGCGCCATCTTTGTCTACCTTAGCATCGGCACGTGTCAACACTACTTCTCTACCAGTCAGGCGACCGTCAACGAGTTCAACAATAGTTTGGGAGATGTAGTATTTCATTTAGCTGCACACGCATCGTCACACGTGTATTCCATTTCAACAATGATCGCCCACATGTCGTTATTGTTTTTATACCACGAGTCAACATATTCGGGAACCTTTCTAAAGGTAAGATCATTGACGCGCCAGCCGGTTGTTGATAGCTTTTGATTGCAATAATCAATCGAGTATTGTCTTTGTTCTTGACTTCGTTGGTGCCACTCGATCCAAGCTGCTGCGGTTCTGCCCCAGCTACCACGACGACGGATCAAGATACTTTGATTTGTTGATCCTTTGCTCGCCTTCTTCTCGAACTCTTTAGTCAGGTTGTTAAACAAATGTTTTGCATCCCTGCCAAATAGTTCATCAGGAGTTTGACGCCGGATGTTAGCAGGCGATGGAAAAGCTGTACGTGTCATATTGTAATCCTCGAAACGATTGATTGAAAAAAGGGGATCTTTGTTTATACTCGCGCCCCTTTCGAGTTGTCTCATTTTGTTAATCTGCTCTTTTAACCTCTCTGAGCATTGGAGGTATCGCTATCGCATTTTATCGTTCTCTTGGTTAGGGTTGAACATGTCCCTCTGTGACTAAACCAAGCCCGCCACAGTTACCGGCGCTATGTAGTTGGGGGTTTTCATTATCTTCTACCTCTCGCGCTCTGCGCGTTCACGGGTTAAGTAGGTGTATTTCTAAATGCCCTCGCCGGCTTCAAGCGCAGCGAGGTCAGCCTTCTCGGCATCGGTCAGGTACTTAGCATCTTTGCGCTTCAGGCTCTTGGCGCTCATCTTGGTAGGGTTTGAGTACTCGGCGTTGCAGCCAGCAGCGAATGACTCAGCCCATGAAGGATCGGGGAAGTCCATCACAGCTTGCTTGCCTTGTGTGGAGGAGTGACGGAAGACAACCCACATCTGCGGGCCAACCTGCTCGACAGTCCAGCCTTGCAGTTGCTTCCGAGTTGGAGGCGCTGGCGCTGGCTTGTATTGACGAGTGGTTTGGATCTTGATTTGGTCGATAGCGCGTTGCATAGAATAAACTCCTTTCTTTCTATACTTATAATATAACACCGGGAGAGGCGAAAGTCAACAACTAAGTTGTCAAGAGAATGTCAAGAGAGTTGTCAACTACCTCCAGTAGTCTCGGCAACATATGGAAGACCATGCCGTGTTTTGGGAAGTTGACAAGCCAACCGTCATTTTCCCACGCCACGATGATCCCGATGTTACCATCCATAGTCTCACGGACCAAACTACCGACTTGCACTAACCACCTCCAGCGATGTCCCATAGTTGTCGGCATCCTCAACGATGCCATCATCGAACCACTTAATCAATGTCTCATAGGCATTGACGCATATCACGATTGCCAAATGCCCGTTGCTGCTTACCAGATCACCGACTTGCATTGATCACCTCCAGATCGCTGAGTAGCATTTCCACTTCTCCACCGGGCCACAAAACAGTAGCATAGCGTTGGGCGCGGGTGCTGAGGACAATACCTGCCCCGTCAGCTTCCCAGCCTACCTGCACAACCAAATCACCGACTTGCATTGATCACCTCCATGTCCTCGCACTTGACCCAGCCCTTTGACCGGCTATGTGGCCAGAATACCTCTGCGAGCTTTCCAACAGTCTTCGTCACTAGACCAATGCGGGCAACGTGACCACTGACCAGATACTTGCTCTTAACTACGCTTCCGACTTCAATCATAGAACTATCTCCTTTCTATACTTATAATATAACATAGGGGGCAGCGGATCGCAAGGATTAAGTTGTCAAGAAGATGTCAGGGCTATGACAACAACTCGATTAGCTGTCCACGGTTCAGCTTAGAATATCCTCCAACCGAACGCAACTTACAAAGACGGATGAGTTCGTCCTTTTTAAGTTCAGACAACTCCGGCAGTTCAGTGCTTGGGTTCAAATGCTGTAGCTTGATTTTTTGGCATGCTTGATTAGCATGAAAGATCATATCAGAAACACCCTTAGCCTGATGAATCTGGACTACGCCCGAGACGCCAAGAGTTTCGTTGAGTCCTGCTTCGTGCCAAATCTGCATCACCTGCTGTGCATCGAGGCGAGTGGCAGCATTGCGAAGACGAGTAACATAAGATTTTACAAGAGTTGACGGCATAGAATGTTCTCCTTTCTTTCTATACTTATAATATAACATAGGGTGAGGGGGTTTGCAAGGTTTAAGTTGTCAAGTAGTTGTCAACGTCAGCCTTGATATGTTCAATGGCAAGAATGATGTTATCTCGGACACCCTCGATAACGGCAGCAAGCAAAAAAGTCAATAACCACATATACTTACCACTTCGTTGGGTCGTTGGGGCGTTCCCATACGTCAACGCGCTGCTGGTCAGAGCGATCATTAGGATCATCGACGCTAAACTCACCGAAGCGATGAGCGCGCCGATCGGCAGCCATTGACACACCGCGCGCCATCTTCTCAGCCTTGCGCATCTCACGGGCTCGCATGCCGAGATCGATGAAGTGATCCTCTGCGACAGTGAAAGTGCGACCGTCAAGATCGGTAGACTCCCACTCATCGACCTCGCGACCGGCTTGCTCCATCAGATCGTGGCAAATCTCGATTGCGGGCTGTCCGTCCGCATCAGTGCGAAGACCAGCCTCGTGAAGTAGGTCCATAATAAGGTCAAGCTCGCGCTCGGTTACTCGGATGTTTAGAATATCAGACATTTTTATCTCCTATGCTGTCGGACACTGAAACCAGTGGATTGCGAAAAATACCAGAGCGCCCATACAAATGGCATCGGCGGCGATGGCTGCGGTAAGTACACGATTAAGTTGCATCGTTTCTCCTTTCTACCCTTATAATATAGCACCGATACGGGTAGAAGTCAAGGTTTAAGTTGTCAAGGACTTGTCAGCGCTCTGGTGCATCTTCTCCGTGATATGGCGACACTTACGACGCCACCCGAAGCCAGCACACGTACATCGCCATACATGCCCATCGTAGCTCACTGTATAGCTTTTGCCAGTACTGCCTTGGACCTTCCAAGACTGTACGTTAGAAGGCTCTGGAGAGGCTTTACGAGGCTCATAAACCATCACATCGTCAATGGAGTCAAGCGTAGCGGTCTCGCCCACTGGGAGCCAGAACTGACCAGAAACAGCCCACTTTTGACCGGATCGGTCAGTGTAAAGCATTGGCGGCCATGTTACTTTGATAGGTAGTTCCATTATAGACACCCTGGAGTCTTGACAAAGAGGTGAAAACCGGGCTTCGCCTTATATTTGTTGCGATTGATAAACTTTTGAAGAGCCTCATCCTTACTCTCGGCATCGACCATCGCTAGAAAGTGATACCGGCGCGTCTTTTCGTTGTAGAGTTTGATCTCAAAAGCAGTCATCTATGCCTCTGCTGGAATGATGGTAGCGACGGACAAGGTTGTGTATGTCTCGCGCTCCTGTTCAGTGATCTGCGGATCGTCAAGGGTAGCCTGCATCATCAGAGCAGTAACAACCTGCTCGCAGGCAAGTGTGGTGCGCTCGATGGGTGTCAGGCTATCGCCGGTGTCGGTGCGGATGAGTGGAATAGCAAGCATGTGTTTTCTCCTTTCTACACATATAATATAACCGCCTGAGAGCGATCGTCAAGGTTTAAGATGTCAATGGGTTGTAAAGGGTTCTAAGAATGTCTCATGAAACTTTAAGTGCAGGTCAGTGCCGAGAAATATGATCGTGTACGCTTTAGAGTATGACTTTGAAGTCTCGCCTTCCTCGATGACCATGCCGACCCGGTGAGCAGGCATGCCATCTTGGTGCGTTCCATCTTTGACCTTCACAAGATCACCCGGCTTAAACCTACTCACTAGAATGGAACCTCATCACTCAGAGCGGAAGCCTCCCAGACCAGAGGATGCATTACGAGTGCGCCCTCGCGACAAGCGTGAACCTTGGCAAGATTGACGTGCTGAGAAGTGGTCATTGACTGGAACCCTCCGGCTGGCGCTGTGTAGTCCGCAACGATCAGTGAACCCGTTGGAGTCCGAGAACCGATCTTTAGCTCATAGCTGTACAGGTCAGCATAGCCATCATCCCAAGCCACACTCTTCAAAGTTCTGCTGTGATTACGGGCACTTACGCCATCCATCCATTTGGCGATAACATCGTCATTAGTGCGGGGTGTGAAGTCTGCGGGCATGATCTCTCTCCTTTGTCTATTAAATATAGCACTGATCGACTCAACAATCAAGGCTAAAAGTGTCAGTAAAATGTCAACCGTCGATGGCAATGATCCGCTCGTTAGTTGTGAAGTACGGGCGCGCTGCGTAGTTCTTAGTGGTCATCCACATGCGCTGGCACTTGGACGGGATTGGCTTAGGAGCCATCAGGTCTGTCAGGATGATGTGACCATCGAAACCCTTCTCGTTGACGTACTTGGTAGGAGCGTTGAAGCATGTACCACCAGTGAGAACACGCTCAGTCTTCTTGTTCTGACCCTTCTTCCATGTATAGATCTTGCTCTCGGCTACCGCGGTGTCGAAGGGGATGACGGTGAACTCTGCGATCTCTGCCAGCTTGTTCAACTCGGAGAAGAACGCGGCGAGCATCGCATCGTCCACAGAGCCAGACTGGTCGATGGACACGGCGATCTTAGCTTGGCGACGGACGCGCTTGCCAGGGTGGACCTTTGGGAACCGCTTATTGAGACGACGAGGCGTCGAACGCTTGTCGGCGCGCTGTGAAGTCTTGACAAAGTATCGAAGAACCTTGCGCCAGTCAACCTTAGTCGCAATGCGCTCCATGATGTCTTGGCGCATGGTGGAGGACACGGAGCCCCAGTTGCGGGACTTCTCAGCTTCCTCTGCTGCTTTCTTGATAGCTTCCTTCATGCGCTCACTGGCAATCTCTTGGGTCGTGCCATCCACATCGCCAAACTCATCGTGAGAGTCAAGGGAGTCCATGTTACCAAAAGGGTCACCATTGCCTTGACCACCCTCGCCGTCGCCGTCTTGTTGCTGCTCTTGCTGCATCTTTTTAAGCTCTTCAAGATACCACTCGTAGGTCTTGTAAGGAGGAAGATCCTTGAACATGCCCTCACCTGGGATACATGCTTGCATGGGCTCACCGCTGATCTCTGGACCAGGGTTGGACTCGCTTGGCAGCATCTTGGAAATGTGGCAGTTGATAGCGAGGTCCATCGCAATGTTGTCGATGCGCTTAAGACCATCGGCAGGCTTGCGGCTGGTCACGTGCTCGAATACAAGGTGGTAGAACTCGTGCATGAGGATACCCTGCTTGTGCTCGTCGGAGAGCGCAGCGAAGAACTCAGGGTTGTACATCAGTTCAAACTGAGCGGAGTCAGGGTTGACGCGGACACCAGCGGTAGGAATCGCAGTTGACTCAATCTTGTCAATACGACGAGACAGAGCAGCGAAGAACGGCTCGCGCATGAGCAGGCGAGCAGTGTGCATGTTGAGATTGAAGGGCTTGGTGGTCTTGTCGTCGGACATGTTCTTTCTCCTTACATATATAATATAGCATCGTGGAGGGGCAAAGTCAAGGTTTTAGTTGTCAAGGAAATGTCAAGGGATCCTGTATCCGGTCCTCATGCGGACCTCGTCTAACCACCCTTGCTCTCCGTCGATGTGAAGCCTGAACCTCCATCGCTTGTTCGCTATGTCGCCGTATTTGGCTTGTGCCATCTCTTCTTTGTCAAGCACTATACCGGGCTTGCCATCTCTGACAGCGAACACCAAGTCACCGATTTCTAGCCTATCAGTCCACGTCTGAGATGATAAAGATGTCATCTTTGAAAAACCTCATGTGTTCCTCGCTTTTCAGCCATTTAATCTCGTACTGAACTGCTCTGGAGTTCTCACTAATCACGTGCTTCTTGACAATCATGCCAACACCATGCTTTTCGCGGAAGCGATGGGCTTGACCCTCGGCTCCATTGAGCCTGCAAAGGTCACCCACCTCCGGGTCACGGTCAATCGGCGGTAGTCGATGAAACATGATTAGTCTTCAGTGTTGCCACCAAGGATCTCGACAAGGTGATCGGAGACCCGGCGACCGTCGGTGGTCTCCGCCTTGTGCAGAGCCACAACATTGTTGATGTTATCGGTGTCACCGAGAACGGTCCACAGCTTCATGGCGATCTCTGATGGCAGAGATACAAAGTATTCGGCAAGGTTACCGACCTGAGTCTCAGCGAGATCATCCTTGAAGACTCCAGAAGCCTCAAACTTCTCAATCATAGCAGCGTGGTCGTTGATGCCCCACTTGTCGGTCTTGGAGAAGTCTCCAAGGTCAAGGATATCCTCAATGGTCACTTGCCACTCGTACTTCTCAACGAAGTCACGAAGGGACACAGCAGCCTCGAAACCAAGGAACGCGGTCGCAAGGTTGAAGAGAAGATCGCGGTCTCCGTCCTCACCGAACACACCCGCGGGCTCTGCGGTGTCGCAGTATCGCTTCCATGAGCGACGGGAAGGGTAGACCTTGTTAGGCTCGAAGTCACCCTCGTGCTCCAAGTGCTTACGGTTGTGATTAATGAAGTCCCAAACGACCGACGGCACGCGATCGTTAGCCCACTTGAGCCAGTCCTCGGTGGAAGGCTCGACATCGAAGACGGTCCAGCGGTCAAGCTCGGCTGGGTCCATCTCGCCAACTTGGTACTGAGCGCCGTGCTCACCGCCGTTGACGGCAGCGACGATCAGGGTGTCGGCGTGGAGGTGCCAGCCGTTCAGTTTGCGGCTGTCGGTCAACTCGAAGAGACCCTGACGGACCTCCATGGTCGCGCGGTCCACCTCATCGAGGAAGAGAAGGACAGGCTGTTCACAAGCGGTTACAAGCCAGTCAGGCGCGTTCCAAGTGGTAGCCTTGCGACCGTTGATGGACGTGTCAGCCACATCGGGCAAACCAAGAAGGTCACCCTCGGTCATCTGAGAAGCGCGGCGCTCGACCACAGGCAGGTCGCGAGTTGCGGCGATCTGGTAGACCACCTCGGACTTGCCGACACCGTGGCGACCACGGATAAGTACAGGCAGCTTGCTGTTGAGGATGTGAGGGGCGACGTTGAGGAATGTTGCGAAGTCGATAGCCATGTTGGGCTCCAGTGTTGAGGGTGTTAGTTCTTTGCCTTACTCTATAAATATAGCATGGGATGTCATTTAGTGCAAGTATTTTGTTGTCAGGGAAATGTCAAGCGATTTGTCAACTAACCAATTCAAGGTCACGCTCTGGATAAGTCGCCCAGCCCCACTTAGGTTGAGCCTCACCAACCCAAGCCACCTTAGCATAGCGGCTACTGCCCGTACCATTCGGCACCACAAGACCCACCTTGCCAGCGTAGCCCTGGCGCATTGCGCGCTTGTTCTGCTTGCCTCGCACGAGTGAGCCGACGGCGAACTTAGGCGCAGGCGGCAACAGACTCTCACAAACTTGCGTGATGTTATCACGGAACGAGCCAGCATGATAGTCGGAGTACAGACAGCTATGGTCATTCTCACGGCGCACGTGGAAGTTGTGTGCGTCGGCGTCCATCTGATCCTCATCGGTGCAGGCACCGTTGGCGAGGAACGAGCCGACATAGCCGTTGTGAACAAATGTCCAGCGATGACCAATAAGCTGCACATCGATGTCGATGCCTTGCTTGGCGAAGTGGGATTTGACTTTCTTGATGGCGTTGCGAACTTTCATTGGTTCTCTCCTTGATTACCTATATAATATAGCATGGGGGAACAGAGATTGCAAGGGATAAGTTGTAAAGAGAATGTCAAGGGGATTGTTAGATCCCCAGCGACTTGCGAGCCTTGTAAAGCTCGGTGTTATGGCTCTGTGGGGGATCGTCATTGAGGATCCTCTGATGAGCATCGCGGAAAGCCCAGTCACGCAGCTTGCCCGGAGGGAAGACATATGACATGTCAACATCTTTGCCCTCAAACCAGCCATCGGGCGGATTGATGGTTCCAGATGGAGTAAGAGAGCCGTTCTCCACAGCATCGGCAGCAAAGTTGTAGCCCTCGTCGGTCCAAGAGTAGTGATCCCCATCGCCGCAAAGCTGTGCAGCATCGTGAAAGTGGTACAGGTTGGTCAACCTGTCATTGTGCGGGAGAATCGCTGACCAGTTGATGTTTCTCAGCAACATCGGGCGCAGGCGAGAACCCCAAGTGGTTCCACCGTTCTCCTTGTCTGGCCAGTAGCCATACCGCTGCATCTTGGCGAGCGAGCCGACACCGACACCAAGCTCACGCATTTTGTTCAGAGCATCAATCCGCTTGTCAAGGACAGCCTTGAGGTAAACTTGCCTGTCGTCCTTTAGATCCTGACAGGTCCGGCGCGTGTGTCCAGTGTTGCCACAGTACGAGCAGCGGATGTTCTTCAGTCGCTTTGCCTTGGCTGCTTTCTTGGTCTCCTTAGTCATGACAATATCTTCGCCAGTCGCGACATCCTTGCCGGTGCGCGTTGCGTAGCGGTCGGCATAGCTTTGCATACGCGACTTGTACATGTCGGACATCTCGGTCTTACCTTCCTTAACCATGCGATCGTAGCTGCTCTTGGCGTTGCGCCACAGGCGCGCAGTGGCTTCACTAAGCTCAGGGCAAGTGCGCCTGTTGTGACCAGTTTGGAAGCAGTAAGAGCAGCGGACGGTTCCATTGTATGACATGTAGTTCTCCTTGATTACCTATATAATATAGCATAGGTGAGCGAGGTTCGCAAGTGATTAGTTGTCAAGAGGATGTCAGGAGTTCCAAACTTCTTTCATCACACCATTCTTTGCTACCAGGACCGAACAACGAGTCGCCCTGTGTAGTCCACATCACATGAATAGAACCAAGCGGCTTGATGTCCAGCACGATGCCGAACTGATCGGTAAGAAAACGTTTAACAATATCACCTACT